AACGGCATGCGATATGTATGGATATAGCAGTCTTAATGTTCAAAATGCCACGATGATAGTTCGTAAAATTACTAAAGGATTGAACATGAATGCTGTGAATGATCCTTTTCACGCAGCTCTAAGTGTTGATACAGACCAATGCATCGGCATACGTAGTATTGGCGGTAACCTTCTGGGATGTATTGCGCAGAATGTGATTCGAACTAGTTCTGTGACAACGAAAGAACAGACTGCTATTGATAACAATAGAGTAGGTATCATCGTCATGACTAACAGCAGTACGGTGGACGTAAAGCTTCCGAAGAATCCTATGACTGGTCAGATGCTGATAGTCGTACAGGCTAACAGCAGAGTAAATTTTGACCCTGTTGTTTCAGACAGAAAAGTTTATTGCTCCGGAGATTTGTATACCCTTCCTAATAAATTCAATTCTCGTACTGTTGGACAGTTTAATATATTTGTTTGGGATGGATATGTTTGGCAGGTGCACTATATAAATAATTAATTTAATATAAGACTATGAAGATAAATCTAGAAAGAGTAGAGGTCTTTACTGACCTTAGTAAGACACAATGCGCAGTAATTGATATGCGCAAGGAGATAGCTAACGTCATCTATGAGCGCGGGCAGGGATTAGCCTGCTCCGTGCTCGCCCATAAACTCTACGAAACGCAGGGCGAGGTGGAGATTGACGATAGCGAGAAGGAAATCATGTGTCGTGTAGCCGAGCAACTGCTTACCCCGGCTGCATGCGAGGGAGTTATGAAGCAGATAAAATCAGAATAGTATATGGCAACAGAAACAAAAATAAATGACATAGCCAGTCAGTTGAGCACCGCCTCACGCCTAGTAGTGAGCACAGACTTTTTTTGGGTCTACACGGCTAGCGGCTTGCAGGTCAAGATTCCTGCCGAGTTTGTAAGAGCTTATCTCAGCGAAGGCATTAAGCCTACCATCAACAGCGATGGTAATTGGGTGATAGGTGGAGAATCTACAGGCGTGAAAGCCGAGGGAAAGACCCCTCAGTTCCGAGGTGGAAATGAGGGTATTGAAGTGAGCTATGATAACGGCTCTACATGGAGTATGCTTGCACTCTATACTTCGATGAGTCCTGTTATCACAGACCTTATCGAAGCGTATAAAAACATCGTCAATTCCGAGCAAGGTCGTGTTACTGCGGAGAACGGTCGTGTGAGTGCGGAAAACAGTCGTGTTAAGGCTGAAACATCAAGGGTAGATGCGGAAAAGGCTCGTGTGGCAGCAGAGACTCAGCGTGAATCAGATTTTGCAACATCAAAGGCGGCTGCTGACAAAGCAACAGAGGATGCTAACGGTGTTGCACAGCATCCTCCTTACGTAGACGCAGACGGATATTTCTACAGATGGGATACAACCACTAAGGCTTATAGCAAGACAGACGTGAACCTTACAGGTAAGGCTTTCCAAATCAAGAAGGTATTCGCTTCCGTTTCAGCGATGAATGCTACGGACGTAAACACCTTTGCCGAGAATGATTTCATTCTCATCAATACCGCTAATGTGGAGGATGAGGATAACGCCAAACTTTATGTAGTCGCTCTTAATGAGCAAGGTCAGAAGTTTTATTCCTATCTTGTTGATATGAGCGGTTTTCGTGGCTTCACGGGCAAGACCCCTCAGTTCCTTATCGGCAATGTGACTACCCTAGCCGAGGATGCGAATGCCACCGCTTCCGTATCGGCTTCTGGTACTGATGCAAACGGAAACCCTGTCTCTAAGCTTAATCTCGGTATTCCGAGAGGTATCCGTCTCCGCTTTGCCGACCTCACGGATAGTGACAAGGCAGAGCTGATGAAGCCTGCAACCGATGCTGCCGCGGAATCCAGAACGCAGACCGAAGCATGTAAGACCGCAACCGATAACGCCAATGTCGCAACCGAGAATGCAAATACTGCGACCGAGAATGCGAACACCGCAACGACAAATGCCAATAATGCGGCTGATAGGGCTAATAAATCCGCAGCCAATGCCGATGCGAAGGCGAAGTCTGCGGAGGTTGCAGCGCAGAATGCCAATGAAGCTGCTGACAGAGTAGATACATCTATCACGGACATTACAGAGCAGAAGCAAGCAGCCATTGATGCCGCAAACAGAGCGAACAAAGCTGCTGATAACGCAAACAGTGAAGCAAGAAAAGCCAGCGAGACAAATACTTCCATCGCCAATGCCGAGGCATTGAGAGTTAAGGCAGAGGAAGGTCGTGTCGCAGCAGAATCAAAGCGAGAGACTGATTTTGCAACATCTAAGCAGGCAGCTCTTGATGCCGCTGATAATGCTAATGATACTGCCAATCATCCTACATATATCGGGGAAGACAACTACGTGTACGCATGGGATAAGGACTCGCAATCTTACGTAAAGAGCAATATCTACGTTAAGGGAGATAAAGGCGACAAAGGCGATAAGGGAGAGCAAGGTATCCAAGGCGAACAAGGTATTCAAGGTGAGCAAGGAATCCAAGGTGAGCAGGGTATTCAGGGTCTTCAAGGTGTAAAGGGCGATAAGGGCGAAAACGGAAAATCCCCTTATGTGCAAAACGGCAACTGGTGGATATATGATGACGCACGGGGCGAGTTTGTTGACAGCGGTGTGTCCGTCTCTTCTTCCTATAAGCTTACTAAAGAAAAGGTAGAAGCTGTGCTTACAGGCGACATCACGTCACACACTCACAGCAAGTATGCGCTAGGAACATCGCTCACTGATGAAGTACAGCGTGCGACCGCAAAGGAGGCATCTTTGCAAGCCACCATTGACATCATTAACGGTGCATCAACAGTTGAGGGTTCATTCCGCAAGGCGATTGCTGACCTTATCGGTGGAGCGCCAGAATCTCTTGATACACTGAAAGAGATTGCTGACAAGTTAGCAAAGGATGATGATCTTCACAAGGTAATCGAGAAAGCCATCGCTCAGAAAGCTGATAAGTCAACTACGCTCGGAGGATACGGAATAACCGATACCTATACCAAGGAGGAGGTTGCAACTATTCTCGCAGCGTATCTTACCACTGAGGTTGCAAGACAGACCTACCAACCGATAGGCAATTATCTGACCGAACATCAGTCGCTAGACGGATACGTGAATGCTATAAACGTAAACGGTTCGGGCAATGCGGTGACATCAATCACAAAGAGCGGAAAGACGTTAGCTATTGTAAAAGGTGCAACATTCCTCACCTCTCATCAGTCTCTCGCAGGATATGCAACTGAGAGCTGGGTCAAGGGGTTGAAGTACATCACTGATGCTGACGTAGCAGCCAAGTATCAGCCTAAGGGTAACTATCTCACTTCTCATCAGAGTTTGGCGGCATACATCAAAACAGTCGATGCAGACAAAAAGTATCTCGGCAAGACGGAGAAGGCTGCAAGCGCATCAAATGCGGATAATGCTTCCAAAGTTAATGGTCATACCGTCAATGCAAATGTGCCATCGAATGCGAAATTCACTGATACGGAATATGTGATTCCTACGCTCTCATCTGCTCCTACATCAAGCACGCTCACATTTACAGACAATGGAGTGACACGCTCGTTCAAGGTAGGATACATGTGCCGAGTAGCAGACTCTTCTGCTGAACATGGATATAAGTTCTATCAGCTGTACAACATTTCAGGCAATAATGCTGTATGGGGAGAGATTAGCGGAGGCGATTACTATGAGACCGTGACGGTGACGCTCAAAAGCCCTTTGTCTTCATCGGATAGCAAGCTGAACGGTGTTATCGTAACAGTCAAGAATACGATGACTAACGAAACCCAGACACAGACTTGGAAGGGAATGCCACTTGTTTTCAAGATTCCTACGGTCAATACGTATACTGTAAGTGTAAGTGCCGTAAGTGGATACGCTACGCCGCCGGAACAATCTTATACTGCTGGCGTAGGTACAAGTAGGAACGTCATAATGACTTATGGTAAGTTGCCGCTTGGTATATATATATACGATACAGACGGACATTTTACGCTCCCAAAGAATTGGAATGCAGCAAATAACAGCAAAGCAGTAGGTGTATATGTAGGCACAGAGAATAGTAATTTCGTAATTTCGCCTACATACGATAAAACAAATAAGTTATGGGGAGGCGAAGGCACGACCATATCTGGAATTGTAACAGCTATCGATAAAACGACCGCAAAAAAAGACTATGCTGGTGAGGCGAATACTGATAAGATTATTGCGCAACTCGGTACGGGTAATTTTACTGCCGCAGAGTACTGCCGTAACTACACATTCAAAAACGGCAAGAAAGGCTATCTGTGGTCAATGGGCGAGGCGTGCGATGCTTACAACAACATAGATGCAATAATCCCAGCAATGATTAAAATCGGTGGAACTGAGATATCGGCAGACGACTACCATTGGACTTCCACTCAGTACAACGGTTACTACGCATGGATGATGCTTTGGGGCGATAAAGAAATTCAGAAAAACGGTAAGGATAATGCCTATTTTGCCCGTCCCGTGTGCGCTCTTTAGCAATTTAAAACTTTATCCCTTCACCCCTTTCTGCAAGCAAGCTACAAGCAAGCAGGAAGGGGCTTGCAAGGGAGAATGTGATTATTAATGAAATTATATTGTAATAATATGGTTAAAACATTTGGTGAAGCAGCCGATTTTGCGGCTTTTAGAGTTGTGGATGGCGACATCTACAGAGTGGCATGGGCTAAGACCATGCAGGTTGATAAAACAGAGGATGGGCAAGTAAAGGAATCCTCTCTGTGTGATTATATGCTTGAGCGGTATGACTACAAGCCTAGCATGGATTTGGTGCTTAACGACATCTTGTCAAGCGGAGAACAGGCGAGCATGGAGGAGATAAAAGAGATTAGTGAGGGTCTTGGCGCAGAGCCATTGGAGTATATGCGCAAGGCGATGTTGCACTACATTGAAAAGTACGATGCTTCTTCGTCCGTCAACTCCTTCCTGCTGAACGGAATGCAGGTATGGCTCGACAAGGCGACCCGTGTAGGACTAATGAACTCTACCACCATCGCAAAAGCTATGGGACAGCAGAAGACTACGCTCTGGCTGGGCAGCTATCAGCTTGAAGTGGACTGTGACAAGGCAATACAGTTGCTCTCGGCATTGGAGATGTATGCCCTGGAATGTTTCAACGTGACGGCAGCGCATAAGAAGGCAGTGAGCGAATTGGATAATATCGAAGGTGTTCTGACCTATGATTATAAGTCAGGTTATCCCGAAAAGTTAAAGATGGAGGTGTAGGCTTATGTGGTATCTCGCATTTATCTCATTCCTCCTTCTCGGAGGGTATCTGTTGTTGATGGCGCTCCGTTTCGGCATCCCTAATATGGTGAGCGATACCTATTATCAGTTGCAGCCTACTACGGCCAGCGAAATTGCTCCTTTCCGTAAGCCTCGCAACATGGGCTGGCTCTTCTCGCTGATCATGGTTGCGGTGGCTTTCATGATGCTTATCTGTCTGCTCGATATGGGCAGGGGTATCCAGTTCCTCGCCTTCCTTGGCTGTGCAGGGCTGTGCTTCGTAGGCTGTGCCCCGAACTATTGCGACCGTGATGCCTATTCCGTGCATAAGACGGCAGCTATCGTGGCTGCGGCAGCTTGTGTAGGTTGGTGTTTGTCGGTGTGTTGGTGGGTAACGTTCGTGATAGCTCTCCTATACACCATCTACCTTGTTGCCATTGATTTCTTCAAGGTGACCAGTAGCTTCTGGTATATCGGCAGCATCAAGTTCCACCCTTGGTATTGGTTAGAGATAGCAGGGTTCGCAGATGTGTTCCTTACGTATTTATTAATATCAATTATTTAAAAGATGAAGATATGAAGATAGTAAAGAACAGATTCATTCCCCCTAGAGGTTTTAGTTACGTGAACCTCTTCGGGGTTCTCTTCACAAGAAGAGATAGACCGATTAATGATAAGACTCTTAATCACGAAATGATACACACGGAGCAGATGAAGGAAATGCTCTACGTGTTTTTCTACCTATGGTATATTGTTGAATGGCTTGTCAGGCTTATCATCCTCAGAGACAGCCATAAGGCTTACCGTGCAATATCGTATGAGAGGGAGGCTTATGCCAATCAGGAAAACCTCACGTACCTTGAAGGCAGGAAGCGTTACCATTGGCTTTCGTATGTATTTTAAAAGATAAGGCGGTTTACAACATGTAGCCGCCTTTCTTTTTGCTAGCAAAAACTTTCAAATTGTTACTTTTTGTAAAGTTTAACACAAAAATATTCTCATTTTCATTATTTTTGTACAGAAAAGGGTATCTTTGCACCATCATTTATTTTAAATCAACGAATTATGAACAATTAACTATAGACAAAAGGAGGTATTTCAATGACAGAAGAACAAAAAGACGAAGTCCATCGGTTAGTTCAATCAGTCGGTGTTGTACAGTTGTCAAGAGTAATGTTTAAGGACATGGACGTTAGCGAAATTATAAACGTCATTATCCTTGCAGGTAGAGGCTACAGCATAAAGCTACTCACTTGGTTTAAGTATTATTGTGAAGTGATGCCTCTGTTTATCATGCTTTTTCATATTGCATGCATGGTAACATTTGCGTCTCATGAAAAAGAAATGTGCGTATGGTTTAAGGAGAATTGGGTATCGGCAGCATTTATCTATTTTTCCGTTTACATCCATCCGCTTGTACTTATAATTGCGAGCAGATTCTTTTGGCTCTGCTACAGATGGCGTATTCCGATGATAATCTACCTATTTGGGATAAATGCTATTCATATCGTATACTGGAATGTTTTTACCACCAACGAAATGGTGGAAGCTAATGTTGTAATACTTGTAATGACCATTATATTTTATGTATATGGTTTTGCCGACAAGTATTTCTCAGGCAATGGCTGTCAAAGTTTAATCTCTAGATTATAATGATATGGGAAAGTTATTTGGTTATCACACCTTGGGAGTGTTATTAAAATCGTTGTCTGACTCTTGCTTTCGAGCAGACGAGCAAGAGAAGAGAGGGGAGAAGGTAACTGCTTGCGGAATGAGCAGCGATGAGATAGAAGACCTTTGTGAGAACTATCTGCCGTATGCTCTCAACCCTATGTTGAGCACCGAGGAGGTCAAGGAAAAATTGCGAGTTTCTGATGCTACCCTTAACAGGATGGTGGCTAGGGGTGATATTCCGAACGGCGAGTGCAAGAAGCGTGGGCACACTAGGTATTGGAAGAAGTGGGATATTCTGCACTTCATTAAGAGTAAGAGAGGTAAGTGATTGCCTCTCTTTTTTTTGTTTTTACATTTTCAAGAAGTCTTCTATATCTATGTACTCAATACCGAAATTCTCCGCACATTGTTTGTCGGAGTCAGAGAAGTCACCTTCTTTTCCACTAGCATCACCTATCATAATCAACTCACTTTTCTTCCAAGAAGAATACGATTCTAGCATTCCGGTATTTGGCTTTCTCATTCCTATCTCTGCATACGATGGACAATACATAGAGTTAACGAAGATATTTCGTCCGGTATGATTGCGAAGATATTTTTGCATAAAGCTTTCAATAGCCTTAATCTTGCCGATGAAATCCTGTTCGTCAACGAATTGAGGGATGCCTCCTTGGTTTGAAACTATTTCTACATAGTAAAGAGTAGGGAATACCTCTACAATCTTATCTAAAACCTCTTTACGGATTTTGAAATCTGTTACATCTGTAGGAAAGGTGTTTCCTGATATAGTTGTAATAATCGTGTCGTCCAAATCAATGAATAATACTTTTTTCTTGATTAAATATCCTTTTTCTGTCATAATTTTGCTTTTTTTCTATATTGATATATTAATATCTTTATCTACGAAAATTAAGTTTGAAAAACACAGTTGTTCCGGTGTGTCTCACCATTTTTATTACAATGCAAAGATACGACAAAAAAGATGTTATTGCAAATAAATTAATGCAAATTTTAAAACGTTATCTGTTTTTAATGAAATCATTAACAATTCTCTCTATGGTGTCTTGCTTGATAGCTATAGGGGCATCACCTTGATATTCTATCACTTGGTTGCCGCATTCCTTCCAAAATAGGTTGCTATTGATGCGTTCGCCATCTACCAAGATCCAATCCGGATGATGTTCAAACGAATGCATATTAGTTAGCGGAACGAGAATGAATAATTTATTCTCCATCTTGTTTACGAGTACCGACAAGTCATTATCATCAAATGTAATGATAACTCGATTTTCATTCTCAGATAGAACGTTAAAATCCTCATTAAAACGTTCATAAAGGTAATTTTTGATTTTCGAACAACTCATATTCTTGTAATTTTATAGGAGGGCAGATGGAAAAATCCAAGGTCTGCCCGCCAAGTTAAACTTATAAGGAAATCTTCTATAATATAGACTGGCAAAGCCATCCCATGAGATAGCATGGTTCTTCGCCTTGCATGTCTATTCCCAGATGGTTGCATATATGTGCTACTACATGAAACATTTCATGTGTGAGACTATTTATATACTCACCTTCAGAAGTAGACTTGCAAATGAGCACAACACTTGTTTTCTTTGAAACATTTGTGTATGTCAATCCTTTGTTTGAAGAATCGGTTGAAATGTGGTCGTATGCATCCAATAATGGTTGCCCCTTACAATCAATGGAACTTAGTAAGTCCATAGCTTCGTCAACATCTTCTTGATTAGCTACATGACATACAATCACATTCCAATCGTATTTCTCCAAGTAAATTTCTTGTTTAATCATAATACATCATCCCATGGAATGCCGATACCATTATGGTTGCAATCGGCATAAAATCTATTGAAAATAAATCCGTCCGCTTGGTCTGGGTCATCCACCATATCCTTAATGAATTGAGCCAAAGCAGCTTCGTCTTTTAAAGAAGACTTAAAGAAATCGGCTCTAGCCATGTTTGCGACATAAACGAAATCGTAATTGTCGGCATTCTCCAACTTTACGTTGTTGACTTTAAGAAGTTCCTCGACTGTATCTTTTTCTGTCGGTTCAACTTTTTCGAGCTTACCAGTCGTTGCGTTTGTCTTGCGCATTAAGGTAATAGCCCAATCGCACATCTTTTTATTGAAGTGCCAGCCATTGTAGCGAAGGTATGCAATCATCCCTTCAGGCTTCATATCGTATGCGTCAAGTGGTATTTTGTATCTTCCCATAATAAAAGCTTTTAAAGGAGGTGGAGATTTCTCCCCACCTCAAAGTGTAATACTAATAGCGATAACCGCCACCTCTGCGACCACCATGTCTTTCACCATAGCGGTCATCATCGTCATCATCCCAATTGTCTCGGTAATCCGGCATTGGGCTTCTGTGACCCATTCGTCCATACTTGTCATCCCCCATTTCATCAATGCAGTGCATGAGTTTGCCACCATACTTAAGCATCTTCTCTACAAGTTCCGACATTTCATTTACCTTGTTTTCGGTAATTTCTATCATGTATCCCATAATGATTTACTTTTTTGTATTAACTTTTTCCAAAGCCACTGACAACATAGACTTAATATCGGTCAAAGTTCCCTTCATTCCGCTGACCTCGCTTTTGAGGTTATTGATGTCTTCTTCCTGTTGTCTGTCTTTGGCTATTTGCGGATTCAAGATGGCACGCATCTTTGCGCACTCTTCCATAACCTTCTTGTGGTATGGCTCGCTTTCCACAATCTCCTTAGAATGGCGAAACATAGCCTCAACTTCCGCATCCATGGCTTCACGACTTTCAGAAACCACAAGGTTCTCTGAGTTTGCGATTTGCATGTTGGATGGGAGTTGTTTGAACTCCATTTGCTCATTCGGCAATTTCACGACAACATCAACGGTAGTCTCCATTGGTTGTGGGTTGAATTGCCCTGGAGTATATGTTGGGAACTTAGGTTGTGGGTTACTGACCGACACAACCTGTCCGATTTTAAGACTTGGGTTTTCACCCTTGTCAAGCACATAGAATATGCTGTTAGGTCGAAGTCCTTGAAACATAGCTTTGTAATGTTAATTGTTAAACAATACCCGTCATTAGCTGAAGGGTGTTAGTATCTCGCTCGAACCAAAACTGATAAACTCCAGTTCCTGCAATGTCGGCTACCGTCAAAGGATTGCCGTTGAACTTAGTTACAGCTTGGGTTACGCCATTGGTCTCGAAAAGGATAGGCAGCGTATTTGTCGTACCTGTCGGAATAGCTTGATGTAGGTTCACAAAGATAGTTCCCCTATAGTTAGCATTCACGAAGGCGTGGTTTCTGAACGAGAAAACGACATTTTCGGTGTTCACCACCACGCCTGTAGATGCGATAGCTGCCGAGCCGTTACGATTAACCCATGCAAAAGGTCTCATCCATAACATAGCAGCCTCCTTTCTTTAACCCCAGAATCCGTTGTTGGCAGCATTCAAACCATACAGACCAGCCTGATAAGCGACACAATTAGGAACCGCAGTAAACGGGCTGTAAGGAGTAGTTACCGTCTCTGGTAACTTACACTTGATACCTGCCACCTCACTCTGCAAGCCAGCCAATACCGCATTGATAGGTGCTACAGCCTGACCCACAATCTGTGATGTCATAGCGGAAGACTTGAAGGTACTGTTCTCCTCACGAAGAGAATCAATCTTGTTCTGCATCTCACGCATCTCAGCCTGCTTCTGACCGTCAACGATGGTCTGAGTGCTTTCCTTGATAGCGTTGTGCAAGTCACAAGTCTGTCGCTGGGTCTCGTAAGCCACGTTAGAGAAGCCACGCTCCTGACCTACGGCTACATTGTTGATGGCATTCTGCAAAGTGCCAGTTTGCTGACACATAGCCAACTTGACGTTTCCGTCCATAGCCGTAATATTGTTATTTACACGGCAGCAGCAATCAGCGAGTTGTGATGCAATCTGCATATTACCTTGCTGAAGAGCGTTGATGGTTTGCATTCCGCTCATGCCTACTTGGTTGCCTACGTTCTGAACTTGGGTTGTCAAGGCAGAGATTGCTTGCTGAATCTGTCCTTCAGTACAATTGAGCTGAGTAGCGAGATTACTGAGTGCATTACGATTGCCACCGATAGCATCCATAAGCAAGGAACGACCATAGTCATTGTTGATTTCATTGGCAAGACCTGCGCCATTGCCACGACCACCAAAGCCGAAACCATTACCGCCCCAACCACAGAAGCAAAGGATAAAGAGCAGCCAAATGAACCAAGAACCATCGCCATTGCCGAATCCGTTATTACCCTTCATCGCAAGAAGAACGTTTGGGTCAACGCCTCTCTGTTGGAGCAAAGGAGCTATCAAGCTCATCATTCCTCCATTGTTACCTGAACCCTCTGGATTAAAAACATAAGTTTTTGATGTCTCCATAAGAATAATCTTTTTGTGTTAAACCTTAATTAAACTAACTCTATGTAACGTTACGGCTGCAAAGTTACGCATAATAAGCAAAAGGTTTAATAACTCTATCAAACTTTCTTTTATACGCTAATAATCAAGTAGTTAAGGTGAGAGGAGGTAATATCATACTTTCGAATGGTCGAAAAAATAAAGGCTTGTTTGCAAATTCCGTTTGCATTTTTTATTCTCTGCAAACGGAATTGCAAACATAAATTATGCACATACAAACTTGAAACCAAACTTTCGAGTATAGTATTCCTCTTTCGGATGTCTTTTCGTTTCGGCATCATAGCAGAGGATAAACGGCTCACCATCTGAGTAGAAATAGTTGTAAGACTTACGCAAATACATCTTCGCATTCAAAGCCTTTGGAGAGAGTTTTCTTATTCTTAACCTCGTTTCTTGAGGCTTACCCGACAACACTCTAAGTTCATCCATTTTATATTGCATATGCAGCTTTCTGCCTTTACTAGCATATTTTTCTTTATTCCAATAGTTCCGTAAAGACTTGTTTCGCTCTTTGCGAATCCTAATTTTCGTTTCTTCATCATGTTCTAGACCGAACTTACTGACTTGTCTCAATATTGTTGATATAGGTATATCCAATAATTCTGAAATTTCTCTTGCAGTCATTGTCTTATACATGTCAGAGATTTTTCTGATAGTTTCCTTATTCAATTTGTTGTCTATTTTAGTACCACCTAAAATTGCGATATACTTATATAATGTATGTGCGGTAACACCAGCTGTCTTAGCCACTTCCTTCCGTGGATAGTCATTGATGTGGGCTTTGATATAGTCCATCTGTTCTTGTGTTAGTTTTCTTGGCATCCTTCATCCTCCTCAAAAGAAAATCCATATTTATTCATGTAGTACTTCTCGTTCATCCTATGAGTATTCCGGTCATAACCCAAGATATAAGGTTCGCCTTCAAAACCGAAATACCCATGCTTCGTAATGAGATTGTATTTGGCGTGATACGCTTTTGTCGGCAACTCGGAAAACTTAAAATTCGTTTTCTGTGGTATGCAGGACATAACTCTGAATTTTTCTACACGCATCGTTTTTTGCCAGCTTTTTACCCTTTTACTTATTGTTGCTTTCTCATACGCTTTCTTTAAATTTGCCAAACTATTCTTTTTAAGTCTTTCGATAGTTTCTTCTGAATGAGTAAGCTTTAGTCTTTTTGCCGCCTTTCCTACTGTAGATGGATGACACCCTACAATCTCGGCAATCTCTTTGACTGAATGGTTGGTATAAAGCTTTGCAATTTGTTCATCACGCTTCTTGTTGGGTTGCGGAACCGGTCTTTTATGTTCGATTTTACAATTGCAATCATGTAGAATCTTATACAAGAATTTTACGCTGACACCCATTCTTTGTGCCAACTTGTATCTTGGTCGTTCATTTATGTGCGCCTTAATAAAGTTTATTGTGTCTTGTTCTATAACTTTCATTTTTATTCAGTTTTTGTGGTGTGTCTCACCTGTTTTTTGCAAAGATAATGAGATTTTATTGGTAGAGCAAATAATTTAATGTGTTATAACTTTGTTTAAGGAAAAATTTAATTATTTGCACAAAAATTAATTGTGTGGTTTTACGACTCGGCTATTTTCACATTATTATATATAAATAGCTATCTTTGCAACAAAAAATACAATAAAATGACAGCGGAAACTATTCAATTAATACAGACGGGAATTAATCTTCTTTGTGCATCGGGTGTAATCTCAACTCTGCTGTACTATAATAGTAGAAAGCGAAAGGAGGCGGCACTCGCATCACAGGAAGAGAATAAGACTATTTCATCGTATGCCGATGAGTGGAAGGCTCTCTATGAACGTTCCAACGAATCGGTTATTAATCTTGGCGGCAAAGTTGATGAATTATATGAGGAAATCAATCAGTATCGTATTACGATACGCAATCTTAGGGATGAGAAGAACGATTTGAAGCTTGCCTTGCATGAGGCACAATGGAACAGATGCATCAAGGATGGATGCCAACTTAGAACCCCACCAAGAAAACGAAATTCTTTAGAAGCATTTGTTGAAAAAGAAGAGAGCGCTATATATCGTGACAGGGAGGATTAAAATATGGTTAAGTATCTGAAATTACTCATACAAGTTAATAGCGGACATTCAAGCAAGGCATTCTTCTTAGTGTCCGTTACTCTGATAGGTCTCTTGATGCTCCTAGTAGTATGCTTCGTCTTAGTGTGGGAAGTGGTAACTTATGGTACTATCAAGACCGATTTGATGGGGTTAAGTGCATTTGTTGGTAGTGTAGCTAGTTTGTTCGTCACGGCTGGCATTACCAAGACGATAGGGGAACGTGGCGAACACAATAACAACAACTTAAAGATGGAGGAAAAAGACAATGGCTAAATCGGAGATTTTAAGCGAGTTCGTGCTTAGCTGGGAATCATCTAAGTACACAAACATGAGAAGTGATAGGGGTGGAGCGACAAAATTCGGAATTACGCTTGCCACTTGGAAGAAGGTTGGATATGACAAGAATGGCGATGGAAAGATTACTGCCGAGGACGTTAAGTCGCTATCCAAGTCGGACTATGACCGAGTTTTCAAGAGGAATTACTGGGACGTTTGTTATGGAGACAAAATTATCAACCAGTCGGTCGCAAACCTTCTTGTAGATTTCGCATACAACAGCGGATGTTCAAAGGCTATCAAGAAGATACAGAAAGTAGTCGGAACAAAGGAGGATGGTATCATAGGCAAGAACACCTTGGCGGCTATCAACAACTTCAAGCAAGGACAATGGGTCTTGTTCGACAAGCTAAAGATTGCTAGGATAACTTACCTTAATGACATCGTGAAGAACGACCCGAAACAAGAGGTCAATCTGAAGGGTTGGCTGAGACGTGTCGGGAACATCCAATATGGTAAGCTCGTCTGCAATGACGGGCGTGCGATAAACTGCCAATAACACAAAAATAACTCCATCGCTCTAGTCGGTGGGGCTATTTTCGTTAAAGTCCTAGCTTGGTGGTTATCCAAGAGCCAATTGGAACATTCTCCTCCTTGGACTTCTGCTTTATATAGTCCACGGTTTCCTTTGGCATCCTTATGCAAAGGTTCACGTTGTTCCCTTTCTTTCGTCCGCTTCCAGCCCTTGCGCCTCCTCTGTTACTTTTCTTGTTATCCATATCTATTTTGTTAGAAGTATTACTCTACCTGTTGGCGGAATTAAAAAACCGCCTGAAAATTAGTATATTTTTATGGAGAAAAAAGTTGTGCATCTCGTTGATTTTTAGTAACTTTGTAGTGTCCAATTATAAAGTTATATATTTCACGCTATGCACAACTTGTATGCAAATTTCGTAAAAATTCTTGAGATATGCAAGGAATTCTCCAAAAATTTAGTTAATGAGCTAGGAAATATTCCTCGCCCAGGAGTCGTACCACGTTTTTCAGACCTCGAAGTTGTTGCTTTGAGCTTGACAGCCGAGCATCTTAGCATCGACAGTGAAAACAACTTGTTCGATAGGCTGAAGGAGTATAAGGCAGATATGCCAAATCTGATTTCTCGACGCCAGTTCAATGACAGGCGAAAGTTCACTGCGGAACTATGTGAGAAGATTCGTAAGCGCATAGCGTCAAAGATGGATGGCGCAGAAGAATATTTCTGCATAGATTCCAAACCAATAGAGGTGTGTCGCTTGTCCAGAGGCTTGCGTTGCAAGATGAAAGGAACAGACGTAACAAACTCTCCTGCATTTGGCTATTGCGCTACTCAGAAGATATACTACTTTGGGTATAAGCTCCACGCTGTCTGTGGGTTAAGTGGAGTTATCCACTCGTATGACCTGAGTCCAGCTAATGTTCATGACATTCATTTTCTTAAAGATGTAAAGTTTCAATTCTATGACTGTTGCATCCTTGGCGATCGTGCTTACCTCAGTGCGGAACTACAGCAAGACTTGTTTTCTTCTGTAGGCATCAAGTTGGAAGTTCCATATCGCTTGAACATGAAGAATTGGCGACCAACATTTAAGCCTTATGCTAAGGCGAGGAAGAGAATCGAGACAAATTTCTCTCAACTTTGTGATCACTTCATGCTCTTTCGAAACTATGCTAAGCAAACACCAGGACTGTTTACCCGAATCATTGGGAAAATCAGCGCATTTACAGTCTTGCAATATATTAATTATGTAAACAACAGACCGATTGGCAGGGTTAAGTATGCGCTAAATTAATTCCGCCAACGGGTTTACTCTATCCATTGTTGTGCTTCTTGGAGCGATAAAATAGCATTCTCGCTCCAGCTTGTCTTTTACGAGTCGGTCTATCTCCTTTATCTTATCTCTGCTTTCGTCTAGCTGGTTCGTTAACATCTTGATGCGTCCTTGCATATACTTCAATTCGGTAGCCACATTCTCTGGCTTACAAACTTTGCTTATGTTTGCTAGAACAGCTTTCATAGCCTTGTTTTCTTCTACCAACTTGTCGTAGTTGCGAAGAATAGGAAGCATCTGCCTCTCGTAAGGAATATTGTTTTTTGTCTTACTCATATTATTCTACAATTTGAAATGCCAAGTCGTTCAATATGACTCCAATCGGTGTGTTCTTATCTGTGTTACGGAATGGCTTATCCAACACGAAAGCACAAACCTTGGTGTCATAGATTATCTTATAAGTACTGCCGAGCAAGGAAATGGTATCTCCCTCGTATAGTTCTTTTCCATTCTCATCCTTTAATCCTGTGTATTGGCAAATGGTATCTTCCACTACCTCATATACGCTGCAATACTCATCTTCGATAGTATGGTATTGTTTCTTTCCTTCTCCTGTGAATAGGCTACCATATACAAAGTCGGTTTCTTTTTGGGCAATAAAGTCAAGCCCCTTCAATCCGTCTGCTCTTCTTGCTCTGAATTTGATAGTTCTCATATTGCTTGTTTTTAAAGTTCTTTAATTGTTTTCCTTTAGATAATCTGCCGAAGCTTGCAACATCTTGATTGTGTTCTCAACAACCTTGTGGGCATCGTAGTCTGATCCTGCCTCGTCAAGAGCTTGCTTGTTCATTCTGATAAGCATCTCTAGGAACGTGGCACATTCATCCTTTGTTGGTGCATTGACGTGGATAGGTTTTTGAACCGTCTTCACGAAATAGTCCATACCTTTCTTTAATAAGGTTCTTATCTCGTTCATTCGGCTATTTTTTCCTATCATCTGTTGTATCTGGATACGGCAACTCACACCACGTTTAGGATAGCCTATGCGGTAATCATCGCCAACCTCTTCCATCTCTCCGTCCAGATAGTCAACCTTTGCAATAAATCCGTTGTCCTTATCCGTGCAAACTAGGAAGTCACATTCTCCTCGCTTGTGATTGCGAGTGTTGTCAATGATGAAAAGTGGTATTTCTCTCTTTGCCATATTATAGAGTTTTTTGCAAGTTGTTGTATTTGTTCATAATCTCTTCGAAGCAACCTTCTTTCTCCTTGATAACTTTTTTCAAGTCTTCTTGGAAGATAGTTCTACACCATTGCGTGCCATCCTTAAAGTAAATGTTAAGATGGCTTTGGTCTCCATTATTATAGAAATTGTATGTTTTAATCTCTTTCATATCCGTAAATCTAAATAGTTATGCTTTTTACAACGTATGCAAACTTCATCGTACCATAGGCGTTATATTGGATAAGTCGTATAGAGATTGCATATTCATTTTTTAAGAATAGATAACCTTCTGCTATAATAGATTTTTGTACTTCTAGGCTCTTGTCTGGATTGACCATCTCTATAGCCTTGCATCTACTCTCAACTACAGTGAGGTCTGTATCAGATAGCATTTTAGTTATTTCTTCTTTGGCTGTTTCTTCATCCTCATACTTAAAATTGTTTTTAGCGAGAATGCGATTAAACATCAAATCTGTTGTCAAGCTTAATTCTTTCATATCCGTAAGTTTAAATGGTTATTATGCGAACAAAAGGGCACATTGAAACTCGTTCTCGAAACGCTCTCTTGTGTAGTCTGCGAAGCGCTCGAACTTGCCACCTTTTGCGAACTCCTTAGCATCTGCAATGAAGTTACACTCCTTAATGATGGACTTAGCTTGAACTTGCTCAAATCCGAACTCGAAGAACTCACGCATTCTTTTTTGATTAGTTGTTGCCATATTCTTTTCGCTTGCCGTGATGCGATAGGGCTTAATTGTTAATAATACAGTTTCTGAAGGTGTGTCTCACCTTTCTAATTCTGTTACAAAGATACAAAGAATATTTGAAATATGCAATAAAAAATCAAATTATTTTCTTTGCTTTAACGTCTTTTGGCTATAATAGTAGGCTTGATTACATTCGTTAACAGAAAATGGCTAGTTTTTCACTTATTCGGGTTTTGGAAATAACCCAAATGGCTCTTTTTGTTCCATATATAATATAATTTGTACCTTTGCACTCAAAAAGGAGGTTGATATGCAACTAAGATTTGATTGGTGGCGTTGGCTCGTTACCATATTGGTAGGTTTCTTCATCATGCTTATGATGTACGGATGCCGGACGACAAGATATGTAGATGTAGAAAAAGTGGTGCGAGACACAACTACTTATGCCCATTGGGACTCAATTGTCAACGAAAGGGTCAAGCTTATTCGGGATAGCTTGTTATCTTATCATTGGGAGCAGACCGAAAAGCAGGTTAAGGATTCCACTTACGTCAAGGATGATGTCAAGACAAGGGTAGATGAGAGTGGTAAGGTACTAGGTAAGGATTCTACTCATATAGAGATTAGATACAGGGACAGCAAGGAACTATCCAAGGTTCGTGATAGCCTTATTCATTATAAGGAGATAGCAGAGCGAGCGAGTATATACAAGGCTCAGAGGGATAGTCTAAACAGAGAATTGAGTATCACCCAGACCAAAAAGGAATATATTGAGAAAGACTTGGTGGGCTGGGACTTGTTCTATTGGAAATTCGGTATGATTTCCTTTTGGGTCGTTTCCTTGACGCTAGTAGCAATGATTTTCTTTCTCACGATAAAATATAAGAAAAAGTTTTTTCATTAGGTTGGTTTTTAGTTATTAAGGTTTTAGATTGGTTTTTAGGTAACAACTTGTGGGGCAGCTGCCAGTGATGGTAGTTGCTCCTTTTTTATATCTTGAAAATGAATTAGAGTATGAAATATCAAAACTGCAAGCGATTTAATGTATTTGTGGTTTTGTATATGTAACTAAATATGGCATTCTGTGTTAAAAAAGCATAAATTCTATAATTCAGTACATTAAAACCCTTGCATTTTGAAAACAAATTAGTAACTTTGCAACGTGCTTTGTTGGTGCTGACCCGCTTACAAGAATCAATAAGATTTCCAGTGGCGAAAGCCATACTACGATAATCCTTACCTAGATTTCGGGGTCAGACGAATGAAGGGTAAGGATTTCTTTTTAGAATCCTTGTTTTGAGTCGAAACATCCTTAGATAGTTCTAAGTTAATAATGGACTATGATTGTTGGAGTAGGCGAAACACAGATAAGTTAAACAAATAAGGAAACGAGTTATTATGCATCAGATTAGAATTGGTATCAAGCAAGCTAAAATTGCACTAGGCGATAAGAATCGCTTGGTGGGATTTTGTTTTGCCTTAAAGATAAAATTTCTATTCCGTGCATCAGACCTTCATTTTAGATCTACAAACCAAGCAGCTAAAGTGATGGGCTACAACAAGAAAGATTTCAAACAATATTTGGATTTATCAGTTAAATTTGGATATTGTAGAATCGAAACTAATAAGTTCGGTGTGAAGAGAATCATAGCGAACAGGTTGTATGACAGTTTCCAGTACAGCTACAAGACAAGACGATGCGAGATAACTAAACTGACCTTGCCTCAGTTGAGAAGTCTTTTGTGTGATGTCGTTGTGAGTAACAAAATCAATGTCATTGAAGATGTCTCCAATACGCATTGTAGAGCCGTCAATGGGAATACGATTAAAAGTGTACGTAGTGCCAAAAAAACGGAAGCTCGTATGTTGGAAAGACCATTCAATGAAAAGTACACAAGTTATTCATACACCAGCATGATGAAAGATACCTGTTCAACTAGATACCAAGTTGGGAAGACTATCAAGAAGCTTGTTAAGTCTGGTGCGGTAAAAAAAATAGTCCAATGTACAGAAGTCGGAATAGACGCATGTGCTTGTACTAACAATTGGCATTATTATGATGCGTTTGGAAATCTTATCATCATTTCGGCAAAATATCGAAAGGGGCAACTGCGATGCGCTAACAAATACAAAGTCCTAAAAAGCCAAGTATCTAAGTCGAAGAGTGGAACGAACCCAAAAATTATTGAGCGAAAGATGAAGTGGGTAAAAAATCGAACGTAATAATAGTAGACGAGAGAATCAATAAATAACCTGCGCTCGTAAGGGAGTTCGTAAAGGTAAGGGGAATATACGAAGTATATTTCACTTACGTATATAAACTACTCGTATGTGTGTGAGGTTGATTGAAGAAACTAAGAAAAGAAAGAAGCTATGGGAGAAAGAAGACAAACGAAGGGGGATGAGCACAGAAGCGTTACAAAGCCAACTTATGAAGAGTTTGCAATGTTTTGCTTGATGGCAGGTTTCACGAAAGACAACCTGAAGTGGCTTTATGGTCGCTTCGATGATGTCGGATGGTTGCTGCCAAGCGGTAAAGTCCCTAAGAAATGGGAGGATTTGGTCAAGAAATGGAATTCCTTGAAAAATCCAAGCCAGACTTACCTCAAGCATGGTTTCAAGTTCAAGACCAAGGAAGAGAAGATGCACGACTGCTACGAAGTGTGGACAGATGGTTCTGCGGTACTTAGGACTGATACCAAGCGAAGAAAGTACACTGGTGGTGCTGCCTATGTGATTTTGCACGAAGGAAAGGTGTATAAGCAGGGAAACTACGGAACAATAGACACGACAATAAGCCGAATGGAGCTTTTGGCAATCATCTGTGGTGTTGGTCATTGCCCACAAGGTGCGGTTGTTACGGTTCATAGTGATAGCCAATATGCACTTAAGACTTTGAGCGGTGTTTATTCTGCACACAAGAACTTAGACTTGATGGAGAAGTTTAGAAAGCATTCCGCTCATGTAGCACACATCACTTGGCGCAAGGTGAAGAGCCATTCAGGTGTTGAGTATAATGAACTTTGCGACCGATTGGCGAACGAAGGTAGAATAGCTGCCGAAATAAAGGCTGGTTTAAGAATAAATTCAAAAGTTTAGAGAAATGAAAAAAGAAACAAAACTTGAAAAGGTCAAGATTTTCTTAGACGAGAACGGAATTGACTATTTCATTCCAAAGGGATATGGCAAGGTTGGGCATTCTGACTTAGTAATACCAAGATACAAAATACACATTAAGCTTTCAACAAATCCGAGCGAGGATGATGTATTTTATCAGAAGCACAAAGGTCGTGTTTACCCTATCTTTATTCGTGAAGAAGATAAAAAAGCGTTTGTTTTAGAAAAAGTTCAAAACACTATCATAAAGGCAATGACAAAAATTCAAAATTCTATCATTCGTTCAGATAGAAAGGAGTCAGGTCGTAAAGAATACGAGAGGAATATGAAAATCCATGAGGAGAGACTTAAAAGAAATGAAGATACGAACATTTGAACTATGTGCCGGATATGATTCTCAACTGATGGCTATGGAACGACTGAAGAAGAAACATTCTGATTTTGATTACGACTGTATCGGATGGTCCGAGATAGAGCCAAACGCAATAACCTTGCATAACGCTTGTTTTCCTAGTCTGTCCGGCAAGAACTTTGGTGATATGACCAAGATAGATTGGAGCAAGGTTGCTGATTTTGACTTGCTGACATATTCAACACCCTGCCAGTCTGTTTCGCAAGCCGGAAAACAGAAAGGAATAGAGGAGGGAAGCAATACACGTTCCTCTATCCTTTGGTTCACAAGAAACGCCATTATTACCAAGAGACCGAAATACCTCTTGATGGAGAATGTAGAGGCTTTGGTTCAAACAAAGTTCATTGGGTTCTTTAATAAGTGGCGCAAGGAGTTGGAATCCTACGGATATGTTAACTATGCTAAGGTGGTAAATGCAGCCGACTGCGGTGTTCCTCAGAACAGAAAGCGTATCTTCATGCTCTCTATACGAAACGATGGTGATAAGATAGATTATCATTTTCCGAGAAAGACAAAGCTAGAGAAACACTTGGTTGATGTCTTGGAGGAAAATGTGGACGAAAAGTACTTTATGAGCGATGCTCTGCTATGTAAAGAGAAATTTGTACCAAATGAATGGAAAGAGCCTATGGGTGCAGCTATAAGGACTCGTTCTGAAGGGAAGTGGATAAAAGGCGAAAAGCATAGTCCAAAGGTCGAGCTTGGAAAGAATATAGCCAATACCATTACATCTGCGAGCAAGGACTCCTTGGTTGTGCTTGGAGAGACAAGGTTGTGCATTAGGCGTTTGACTCCGAGAGAACTCTTCCGTTTGATGGACGTTGACGAAGAATACATAGACAAGATGCTTGAAAGTGGAGTGCCGAAGTCAAGTCTTCAAAAGGCTGCTGGAAATTCGATTGTTGTAGCTTGCATGGAGAGGATATTCGAGGAGCTTTGGTTTCCTGAGAACAAAGTTAAGGTCGCTGATGATGGTCAGCTATGTTTATTTTAAATGTTTTAATGAAATGATGTTTTTAAATAATAACGAGAAAAAGAAGAAAGCAAATGCTATCTCATACAAGATAGATGAGTACATCTGGGGACGAAAGGATTTCGTTACCGATTGCCCCTATGGTGAGAAAGGCAGATACACCAATGCAATTAATAAAGTTGGTGATTTGGGGTGTAATGCTTGCGAATGGCAGGTAAGACATGACCCAAGTACGCAAGTTGTGACGTGCTCCCATCCAAAGGTGGAGAAGAACGAGGTGAAGAAATTTTTTAAGGATATGTGATATGAATAAGGAAGAATTGAAAAGATGCTATACGGATGCCTGTAATGCTTATTTGAAGGTATTCTGTGAGAAGCATGAGTTTTACGGATTGGATAATCCGGAGACATATTGGATAGGTGACGAACCAGGTGGAATTGCTAATTGTGGTGATTTGACTTTCGATATGGCTACTATTGTAACAGATATTGACAAGGAAGCTCCCGAAGAAGAGTTGTTGAAGTGGTACGATTATACTATTGAAGCTAGTGAGTTCAATTTGCCTATTCCAAACTTCGACCATTGGCTTATGGGGTGTCCTATAACACCAAGTAAATGGTTCGAGAATATGCGAGCAAAGCGCAAGGAGTTTGAGGACTTGTTGAAACAAGAAAATGAAAGGTTAAAACATGGAAAGAAGTAATCTTTTTAATCATTTGTTGAGGATATTTGATTAAGGTCTTAGTATGAAGACTACCGAACTTGAATATGGTACACTTGAAGTTACTGTAGAAAATCGAAGCCAAGACAAGAAAATTACATTCTTAGCAAAGGGCATGGAGGATGCCAAGCAGAAAGCAGCGGAATGGCAGGTTGGACAAATGCTCTTGAATTGCGATGATTTCGAGGAGATTGTTATGTTTTTGGCTCAAAGAAAGAAACTTAAAAAGGAAATGTCAAATGGATAAGAATTTTAGAAGTTGTTTTTGTTGCGTCCATTTCCTGGAAATACAAAATACAAGCACAGGAAATGTTTTGAAATGCAAGAAAGGTAGCACAGTGGAAGTAAAGGGGAAGCGACTGACAGAAATCGCTGCAAGATGCAAAAATTACAAAGCGTGAGGCACACGTTAAAGAACATAGTAAGATGAAATTAAGGATAAAGGTAATTTGTAGCATAAGTATTTGAGAAAGTGAAAAATGTAAAAACTGTGAAATAAATGGTAGAAACTATATTAAAAAATTAAATAATATTAATACAATAAAGAAACACATTAAAATATTTGCATATTACAATAATTCTTTGTATCTTTGCATCGTGATTAAGAAACAAATGTTATTAATTAAAATGGTGAGACACACCTCAAAAACTGGGAATAATGACAAAGAAAGAAATTTTAAAACAATGGCTTGATGAGCCGAAAGTGAAATATTGTGGCAATTCAAATTTCACGTTAGGTTATGGTGATGGCTGGGATTGGGTTAAAGATACCCTACGACCAGCTATCTCGAAGAACGCTATGTTTCTCAGATTCTTGGAGCATGGTTTCTGTGAGATAGAAGAATTTCTGAAATCCAAGTCCGAGAAACCGAGCGAAGAGGATTGTACCTTATATTCTGTTGGATACAAGGATGGGGTCAAGGATGCCATGATTGCAATTAAGAATAGATTTGAAAAATTAAAATAGGAGGTTAAATGGATTTAGGAAAGGCGATTAAGACAATTAGGGTAAGCAAGGGCTTGACCCAACGACAACTGAGTAAGGCTATCGGTTGTAGCGAGACAAACATGTTGTTTATGGAGACCGGAAGAACGTTTCCACGCAAGAGTAAGATTGATGCAATATGCAAGGTATTGGAGATTCCGATGTCTTATTTGTTGATGTTTGCTATTACACCGGATGATATTCCGGAAGATAAGCAGAGTTTGTACACAAGCATCGTTGAGCCGATGCGTAACGAATTTATTAGGGAGTTATTGCGATGAAGAAATACTATTATTTTGTGGCTAAGTATGTCAAGCATGGCATAACACGAACATGTACAGGCACACAAGAGACGGATGAAGGCTATTTTGATTTTATCTGTGCTGGAAATTTTATAGCACAAGAAAATGATGTTGATTACAAGGATGTAATTGTAACTTTTTGGTCTGAGATTAATTCAATAATGTTTGATAAATATAGGAATAAATAACATAAAAATGGTTGAATTCGAGTACGAAGGCAATATCATTTGGAAAAATTACGATTTCTATTTCATGCCTTGTGTAGGAGATTATGTTGTAATAAACAATCTTACATACAAGATTAAGTCTCGTGTGTTCAAGTGTCAAGGAAAGACTGTAAAAGTTGTTTTAAAAAAGGTTGATAATGAAAATACGAATAGTTAAACATGTTTGTGCCGATGGAGTAGAAAGAGGTATCTTGGAGTACCGCAACCATTGGTGGGAGAAGTGGAAGCCATTGCATCAGGACGGAAAGCTGGCTTATGTTTCATATATGGGAACGAAACCTTGTAAGTCTGTGCAAGAAGAGTGCTTTAATGTGCTAGGCTTGGATAATGAGCAGATAAAGGTTCGGGAACAGATGTCCCGTTATATCTTGGATGCCGAAGAGGTATACATTGGTGCAAGAATTGGTAACGAATATCATATCGGCTATGATGTTGATAATGATGAGAGTCTGGAAACGCTTAGGAATTTGGAGGAATAGTTATGCTCGGAAAGATCTTTTCGGTTAAGACCGATATTGTATATCGTAGAGAGGAGAGTTTGAATCTCTTTAAAGGCAAGAAAAAACTTGATAAGGTGGTGTCCGGTCGGGTTCTCAGAGAACAAATCAAGTTGTTTGGTTTCATTGTCAGAACAAAGTATATTTATCAGATTTGCTGCCCATCAGTCGATATGAATGATATTCATGAGGTTTCTGAATTGTATCGGGTCGAGAATTTGGTGAGAACGGCGTGCTATAATAAGGTTGTTGAATATTCAAACAGAAAACATCATGCCTAGTGTTAATTGTTTCAGAAGAGTCCTATTGGATGTCGGTGGCAAGAAGACAATAATCAGCGTGCCCCACGGAATGACGGAAAACGAAGTAAATAAGGTTTTGGTCGTTACAAGGGCTTATCTTCAGCAATATGTCTATGTTGAAATGGTATTGGCAGAGTGTTTCATTCAGAAAATCGAAAAGAGTATTCTGAAGAAGAAATGCGTTAGGTTTGAAGTTAAGAAGAAGTGGGTTGACTGTAAGAAGAACCTTCGCAAGGTGGTTAAGTATTATGACGCTTATGTTCCTAATGCAGATTTCAATAACGAATTCGCAATGACGTTTTATGACAAGATTAGTGGAGACTTGTATAAGTTGCGAGATAAGATTGCGGTGAGGTTACAGAACTTAGGAATTGGTGAAAAATCGGGAGTCTATGCGAATGCAATCATCCTTTATAATCTCACCAACCTTTGTCTGGGAACTTATGAGAATATCATCCGTAAGCTGTTTGAAGAATTGCACGTTAACTTAATGCAAGCGTTCAAGGATTTTGCCCCAATACTTGCTTTTGAAAACTCCTATGACTTCATGGCGTTAGTGATGGATAAGGATTTCGAGAGACTGGCAGACCATTTGATGACTAAAGAAATTCTTTCTTATTTCGACAAAGTAAGAAAAGGTGTATTTAATGAACAGACCTTGAACGAGGCTTCTATTAATGCTACAGAGGATTTGACAGACGAAGAAAAGAGTTCGCAAAGGGCTTACATAGGGATTAATGACTTTATGAAGAGTGACTTTCCTTTGGAGAGAACAACAACCAAGAAAGTTAGCTAATGAAGATAGAGTCAAGCGATTTTTTGCCTATAGGTAATGAATTTCAGAAAATCTTCGGAGTAAGCTTTGGAAAGTTCGTTGATATGCGGTTTCTTTTAGCAAGAAAAGAGTTGGTCTTCAATTTGCTGAAGTTCACAGATTGGCTTGAAGAGTGCTATCCGGATGAGTGTTCCATTGATGGAGTGAGTTATAATGAGGTTGTTGAGCGAAAGTTTGGCAAGCGAGGTGTTAAAATGATAAAGAAGTTGATAGGATGAAATATATGGGTAGTAAGGCTAGAATCGTGCATGAAATATTGCCGATTATGCTGGACAAAGAGCATGATACGTTTGTAGATGCTTTCTGTGGCGGCTGTAGCGTTATAGAGAATGTTCCGAACACGTATCGAAGGATTGCCAACGATAAGAATAGGTATCTTATCGAAATGTGGAAGCATCTTCAGAATGATGGATTTGTCTTCAATCATATTAGTAAGACGTTGTATAACTTTGCACGAGACTGCTATCACGGAAAGAATAATTTCTTCACAGAGGCAGGTGTCGGACTAATTGGCTTTATGGCGAGCTTTAATGGTCGCTTCTTTGATGGTGGCTATAGCGGGCATAATGTTGTCGGCAAGAACGGAAAGGCAAGAGATTACATAAGGGAACAGATAGAAAACACAATGCGTGATGTGCCTCTCATCAAAGGTGTTGAGTTCTATAGTGGTAGCTATGATGAACTTGTGATACCGGATAAGAGTATAGTATATTGCGATATACCTTACAAAGCTACGAAAAAGTATGATGTATCAAAGAATTTCGATTACGAAAGATTCTATATTTGGTGCATGGAAATGGCTAGAAGAGGACATAAGGTCTTTATCAGCGAGTATCAGATGCCACAGGAGTTCAGATGTGTTTGGGAAAAGGAAGTAACAAACTCTCTTAACCCGAATATCACAAAGAGACCAGTCGAAAGGTTGTTTACTATTGATTAGAATTAGGATGAAAGAAACTTATTGCTTAGAAGATGTGCTTTACAATACAAAGCGTTACTTCACGTTGGAGAATGGAGTAGTATCAGGAACAGAACTTGCACAGGAAGACTTTAATGCATTCCTTGATCTTGCAAGTCGGCTTGGCTATAAGGTAGTGAAATTATGAAAAGGCGAGTAAACAAGGATTGTCCGTTCTCGGCAGAAGAATTGGATGAGTTCAGAGCTGCCTTGTATAATGTGAATACATCTTTTCACTGCTGTAATGCAGCTCCGGTAGATTGGGCGGTAGGATGGCAGCGGAATGATATAAGAAAGACGAGGTAGGATTGCCATAAGCTACCAAATACCCACGTGTCAAAGCCGTGTGATGCCTTTCGTGGGGGCATGATGATAAACTAGGAGTCGCACGGCTTTATTTGAATGTTTCATAACTACAAATAGCCTATCGCTAATGGTTGTTCCCTTGGGCAGGGGAGATAGTTAATACCGCATCGTAAGATGTGAACACTTAAAATTTGCCGACAACCATTGGCAAATGCCTATTAGTCAGCGGCAGAAACCCCTGGGCAAGGTTGGAAATGGTGCAAAGTCTTCAAATTCGCATCTGTCGCTGACAAACGGATGAGTGGCATTGGCAACTGAAAGCAATGCGACCCTCGCAAACTTGGAGCGGATTTTCTGATTAAATATTCCGTGTACCAGGTCACTGAGGAGGTGTTGACACCAACAAGGGTTTAAATCCCTTGTCATCCACTAATTTTAAAAAGTACTGATTATGAACGAGTTTTGTAAGGATTTGATTTCAAAAGGTGTTCCTAGATGGATAGTAGAGAAAGCTTACAAGTTTACCCTAAAGACTTTGAAAGGAGCAGAAGGCTTGGTGGGTGCGGAAAGGGAATATGCAGAACTATACCGAAACGCTATTGTTTCTGCCTACATAGAGGGTGCTAGTGTTGCATTGGAAAAAGCACAAAGATATTATGGCGGTGAGGAACATAGTTAGACAATGGAACGAGGCAACAGGAGGATATTCGTACCGCTTCAAAGGTGGAGATATTTTCATCCGGTTGGTTAAGGTTGAAGGTAGTTATGAATTGCGTAACCCTATAGGCTATGATGTTCAGATTATCAAGTGTACGGACTTGGATGAAGCGGATGCAAAAGTCAAGGAAGTGCTAGAAGCGTTTTTTGAAGACAAAGTTAACATAAAAGTTATTTGATTATGGACTTAGAATTGTTGATTGATAAGATAGACTTTAGTCAAGGTGCAAGGCAGATAGCCAAGCAAGCCTTGGAGTTGGGAATGAAATATCAAAAAGAAGGTGCTTGGCATTCTGTTGAAGAGCTGCCTGAGTATAACAGACGCATTGTCGGTCTGACCAAGGTTCGCAAGCGTTTCAAGCATCTGAATTTCTTAGGCAAGGAATGGTGGAATAGGTTCACGAAATCAAACGACATCTATAAATGGGCTTATGTGGACGATTTAGTTTGATAGTAATCGTAGAAATCCATAATGCTATTTTGTTTTAAATGTTTGCCCCATCACTATATATAATAATGTAGTGGTGGGGATTTTTGTGTTAACGTCAGCAAATTATTTGTTTGTATTATTATAGAGTGTTAAATGATAAAAGAAATACATTAAACAACTTGCATATTTCAAATATTCTTTGTATCTTTGCATTGTAATTAAGAAACAAAGGTTACTAATTAAAAAGGTGAGACACACCGTAAAAACTGTAAGAAGAAAGTGGAAAAGAATAATGCTTATGTAGAGGTATTGGTAAAGATTGCCAACCTCATGGGTAGAACAAAGGAGTCTATCCAGATGTCGTCTTCAAATACTCATACGAGTATTACGATGTTTGCCGAAAATAATAGCAAGATTATTGGAAATTGGTATTTTGATGCTTCCGATAGCAAGGAGTTGGTGGATGCTACTTTCAATGGTCTGAAGGCTTTGGTTGAGTCTCTTGAGCACAATAAGAGCAATGACGGACAAGCAGCGTAAGTACATAGAAAGTCTTATCAAGAAAGTGTTTCGTAATGCAGATTCGCAGAGCGAAATACTTTCCAGATTGGATAGGGTTAAGATTTCAAGCCATCAAGCTTCAGTAATGATACATGCATTGAAGTTAGAGTGCAACATCGGTCGCTCCGTTCCGGCATATATGTTAATGGCAAACAATCTAAATCCAAAAATGGATGAGTTCTTTAGTATATTAGGGTACGATGAATGACGTATTCTTCAAGAAGAAAAGAAGTTGATATGAAAAAGGTAATTATGATAATTTCCGTTGCCGCCATTTTAGTAGGTTGCAAAGGTAAGGGTACAAGAGTCCAAATCTCGGATTCTGTTGACAAATTCAAGGTCGATAAATTGTTTGTTGTTGATAGTATAACAGTGTACAGGTTTTATGACCAAGGAAATGCTATCTATTTCACTAACCGGAAAGGTAGGGTATATGCAACCCATTCCGAGTACAATCCGGTTACTCATACATACAATGACGAGGTTAACGAAACTTTATGTGAAGGAGACTAAAAAATGGAAAAGAGATTAACTAAGGAAGAGTTCCTTAAGGACTTATGGCATCCTGCTAATAAGATACCGAAAGAATTTAATCATTACGGATTTGCTGCTTTATATATATTACAATATAATCATCAGATTAGAATGGTACTTTATGATAAGGACAATATGAGTTGGAAGAATGTAATTAGTAACAATGAATATTGGCTTTATGTTGATGATTTACTTCCAAAGGAAGGAGGCGAACAATGACTAAATGGTACTCTGCAAAAGAAGCTCCAAACTATGAAGAATGGATTCTTACAGAATGGTATGATGGAGACGATGGAGGTCTTAAGTACGAAGCTGATTATCTTTACTCTTTTGTTTATTGGAAAGATTATGTAAAGAGAAACAACATCACAAAGTGGTGTTATATTAAAGATATAAAAGATTAGGTATATGAAAGTACTTAAGAAGATTTTTTGTGAGCATGTTTTCGATAATCGAAATAAAGGCTTGTAGTGTTAGTCCGAATTTAAAGAGGAGGTTTGATTATGAAATTATCTGAAATAGAATTAGATTTTTTGTATGAGAAATCTGCCGAGTTGTTTAGAGATAAAGTAAAACAACGAGGGGAAGATTATGAACATGATAATAGATGCGCTTGCCCTGAAGCAGTTCGCAGAACTCATCTACGAACTCTCGCAAGAGAATCTATAGAAGATGTTAAGATTTTAATTGATGAACTACGTAATAATGGTTATGAAGCTTAATAAAATGGTTTTAGATGATAAGAAAATAGATGAAGCCGCAAGAGGAGCAGCAGACTTGTATGAGCAAGATTTGCCTATGATGTCTTATGATGAAGACACAGAGGTTGATGGGCAGCATCACTTCTGCCAAGAATTTGGCGCTGAGTTGTTTAAAGATGGTGCTAAGTGGGCTATCAATGAGTTTTTGAAGAATTTATGGCATCCAAATACAGAAGAGCCAGATAAGAGCAAGAGCGATATTATTACCCTTGGTTTTGATAACGATGCTTATCTACAATTTAAAGAATCCATTCTTTGGAATGAGGAATCTTGGAGACATTCGATTAGCAGATGCCAAATCTTCAAATGGGCTTATTTATCTGATATATTGCCAAAGCAGGAAGGAGGTGAACAATGAAAACATTTATCTTTGATGTTATGCTCGACGGAAGATTCATCTGTACTCTCAAATACGAGTACAGTCCACTCTTCCCGATTGACCTTGAGGAGTTAGATAAGTTCATTCTTGACAAGAGACCAAGTTTGAGAGGTAAGGACTATAGAATTGCATTTTGATATGGAAGAACTTAAAGTTGGAGAAAGAGCCATTCTTGAAGCTGTTGAGCTGAATGGTTGCGATGGTTGTTTCTTCGGCCATGATGATACATGTTATAACCCGACCTATAATGGTTGGGGTGATGGATTTCAGTGTGAACCCGAAGAACGTTCTGACGGAAAACATGTAATATTCAAAGAAGTTAAGAAGCAAAAAAGAAAAATGAAAGAAAATAAACACTTGTTAAAGATAAGTCTTAGTTGTGGTGATATAACCCTTGATGGTTATCCTGTAGCTACATATACTAATGATGAATTGAAGATTCTAAAGAACCTGTTAACACAGGTTTTGGGTGAAGTAAATGAATATATACATCTTTAGAAAAGTAAAGCGTATGTTGTACGAAGCAAAACAAGAGACAAAGGCTTATAAATACATTAAGAGTATTCTCGATGCAGAAGAAAAAGAGCGTCAAGCCTACATGAAAAGAGTAGAAGAAGCCGTTGGCTTTGAGTTTGAAAAATATCAGGGCTATCAGCCTAACAGAACTTTCACAAGAGAGTACGAGATTACTGCTATATGGGTTCTTTCTGAGCGTTACGATACGCTAGATAAGAAGGTGTGGAAGAAGATAGACGGTGTAAAATTGGAGGACGGTTACTATGTAGCCGTAGCACCTAATAAGCGATATAAGCAAGGCAAGACAATAGCCTCCGTTCTTCTCTCCTATAAATCAGTTGCTAACCATTTCAATGTAATGAAGGAACTGAATATAGAAGTCACTCAAGCTCGCTGTTTCTCTATTACCCAGCTCCTCCGTCACAAAGACCGCATTTTCGCTTACTTTGATGACAGCATCCGAGCTGAAAAGCAAAATCCAGACTTCGAAGAAATCACAATAGGAGAGTATGAGGATTTAATTAATTGTAAAGATTAAAGCGTATGGCACAGAAATATATAGTTAATGATATTGTTATGTATAAAAACAGAATACATACAATTATAGATACACTTGGGTTAAATAACTATGAGTTATCTTATATAAGACATCCAGTAAACCGAGCAGAGTTATCTGGTGTTCCTCTTACTACAGAGATTCTAGAGAAGAATGGGTTTGAGAAAGAAGCGATGAGCAGAGGAGTAAGTAATAGACATTGGGTATATACAAAGCCCGATATTGAAGAATATGGATATTTTCCTATCTACATAGAAAAAGGTATCGGTGATGAGTTTGATGTATATCCGTTTACTGACAATAATGTATGTAAACAAATTGCATACATTAAGTATGTTCATCAACTCCAGCACCTTCTATTTGGGCTAGGACTTAACTCAGAAATGGAGGTGTAGGATGGCAAAGCATATTGTATTATCTGACGAAGAGTTAGAATTACTCATAACAGGCTTACATTGTGTAGATGAACGTAGTTATAATTTTTATACTACAACATATACACCTTGGAGTGAAGCTAAAAAGCTAAAAGAAAATTTGCGAATAAAGCTCAAAAGAGTATTGTTAAATGTTTAACTGCCTTCGGGCAATAAAAATAACGAAAAGTATGAATGCAACAGAAGCAAAGAAGACGCTATTTGAGATTAGAAAAAATCTTATTGACGATAAGCAGAAGCATGCTATTTGGTTAGCAATCAAAGCTATTGATTATTGCGTAAGATTAAAGAAAAGATATTAACAGATAGTAATATGAAAGCAAGTGAGTTGATAGGGCATTTGCAGTCTTACATCAGCTTCGTAGGCAAAGATTGTGAAATGCTTGTATTTGACAAAGCAGAAGGTGTTTCTTGTGATATTAACGAGACTACCAGTGATGGCGATTATGTGTTTCTGCACATTTCATCTGATAAATACACAACGAAGACACCAAAGTAACTAACCATCCGCAAGGATATAAATAGATAGAAATATGCCAACAGGATTTACAGCACCAATATATGATGGTAAAGATATAACATTTGAGCAATTTGCAAATAGTTGCTTGCGTAACTTCGGTATCTACCTAAGATTTGAAGGAAAATATCCTAACCTTAGTAGATACGAAATTCCAGACAAGATATGTCCAAGTGATTATTACAAAAAGAAATATGAAGAGGCGAAAGCAGAGTACGAGAAGCATCTTGCATCCCCTAAGACAAAGGAAGAACTTGAAGCTGAGTATCTTTCTTATGTTAATGATGTAATCAAGGGAAATGAGGATAGATTGAAAGAGAATGAAGCTCTCAAAAACAGATACAATGCAATGCTATCCAAAGTTAGAAGATGGACTCCACCATCCAAAGAATACGAGGGTGTTAAGGACTTTATGGAAAGTCAATTAATTGATAGTTTAGATTTTGATTGCCGCCATGTTTATGTGGAGAATATCATCCCTAAAGATGAGTGGATTCAAAAACAATCTAATCGCACGGATTTAATAGAGTCTATGAAGTATAATTTGGAGCAGTATAATAAATCTGTAGTTGCTGCCGAAAAGGATACTCAGTGGCTCAAAACATTTTCAGAAAGCATAAAGAAAGTAACAGAGTAACTAACCACCCTTATGGGATTAAATATAAATAATATGGAACAAATTTCATTAGAAGAAAAAGTTAATAATACTTTGAAATGGCTCGCAAATCAAATTGCGTGTACCCAAGTATATAAAAAGTGGGACGAAGAATTTAAAAAGGAAAGTCTCAATGATGCTTGGCAAAAAGTTCAAGAACAGTTTAAGAAAGATATTGATTGGAATGCTCTTACGGAAAGTCAGTGTAAGGCTTTGCATTTTGGAAGTTGGCAATCCGAAGAAGATATTGAGGAAGAAATTTCTTGTTTACAATCTGCATTAGACAAGGGACACCTTACAAAGGAGGAATTTGATAAGAAGGTTGCCAACGAGAAAAATACTCTAGGACTTCGTTTGGTTCCGCTATATCTCTACCCTTCATTGCCTATAGGTATTACCCTAACGTCTATTGGTGGAGAAGAGAGAGTTTTTGATGGCTCAAACATTGATACAGACATTAGATTTGGATGCCTTGCATGGGGTATTAAGCCGAAAAAAGATTAACTAACAGCCTCTCCATTTTACAGGAGAGGGTAAAAAGAATAGAATATGGCACAAGAAGGATGGATATGCCCTAGATGTGGAAAGGTAAACGCACCTTGGGTAATGCAATGTTTCTGTAATAGGAACACTCAGATATTACCTAAAGTCGGCACTCCTTACTATGAAGGAGACCAAGCAACGTGTAACACAAAGGAAGATAAGCAATGAGCAAAGAAAAAGCTATCGAGAAAATACAATATGCTACAATGCAAGTAGCTTCTGTATATGCGTGTTCTTCTATCTTTGATGAAAAAACAAAGGTAATAGAAGGCAGACAGAAAGAACTTGAAAAAGCGATTATCAATTTGCATGATGCACTTAAAGAGTTGGAGGATGAATAAGAAGCAATTTAAGTAAGTAATTATGAATAAAAAAGAGAAATCAATCAATAGTCACATTGATAAGGCTATAGGCTATTCAGACAAGGCTCATGACGAGTTGCAAATCGCTCTAAATATTGCTTTGGAAGGAAAAGGGCTTAGTGACGAGGAAAAGGAACTTATAAGCGTTGGATTTGCGACAGGAACAGAAGAAGCCGTAGAGCGTGTTGCCGATGGTAGTTGTAATGATGAATATATCAGTGCATGGGATAGCCCAATTAGAGACTGCCGAATATCTGAGGTATATCGCATGACAGGTGAGCAGATACGTGAATATTTTAATTTGTGACAACTATGGATAAAAAGAAAGTTAAAGAGCTGATACAAGAAGTTATCTGCAACAATGTTGATAGCTTGGAGTTTGGAAACGATAAGCATAATGCTCCTTTGAGAAAAGCGAATAGCTTATTGCATGATGCTTTGATAGAGTTAGGAAAGTCAGACTGGGTATCTGTTGAGGATGGGTTGCCTCCTTGCGAAGAGGAGGTTCTTGTGCGTGATATAAATGCAAAGGGGGATTGGAGCAAACCTTGGATATGTTATCGCAGCAAGAATGAGTGCTATAGGCACATCACGGACAAGCATAAGTTTGTAACAACACGTTTGGGTGAGATTACTCATTGGAGACCTATCGAAGAGTTGGAGGATTGATATGACAAAAGAAAAACTTTTAGAAAAGGCTAGAGAGTTCGAGAAAAAGAACAAAAGTTTCACTTGGAAGCCAAATGATTTCCCAGAAGATATGACTGAGGAGAACACTTTTAATGAGCTTATATCAGAAGGAGATAATATGTATGATGCTTTGAAAGAAGCAGTTAAGCTCATAAGTGATTTGGCTGATGAATTGGAATATAAAATAGCAGTGGAGGATTGATTATGAATCGTAAAAAAGCAGCAGAGTTATGGTCATTTATTAAGGCGTTTGGTGAAGGGAAAGATATAGAAATACGTAGTAAAAATCCACATGCTCAACTTAATGGCTGGGCAAAGATGGATGAGTTTATCTTTGGTAATTTTGAATACCGAATAAAGCCAGAGCCAAAGTACCGCCCTTTCAAGGACGCAGAAGAGTGCTGGCAAGAAATGATGAAGCATCAGCCGTTTGGTGTTGTTAAAGATAAGTACTTTGCTAATTATCAAACACATCGTGCATTTACATGCTTAGTTACTAATGGCTGTCACTTCCGTGGATATGAAGATGAGACATTTGAAAGTTGCTTTAAGAATTTGTTATTTGCCGATGGGCTTCCGTTTGGCGTAAAAGATGAATAGTTATGGTTAAACCTTACAGAATCAAGCATAAGGCTAGCGGATATTTCTACCAACGTTACAACGGAAGTAACCTTGGTGAGAAAGGCAAGGTGTATATGAATAATCAATCACCACTTACAATATGTGATAATGAGAACTTTATACGTATTCAGATTCGTCACAACACTTTAGCTTATAAAGCATTGAGAGATATGCTTTCCAAATATGCTATAGGTAAAGATGATGAGTGTGAATGGCATAGTACATCTTACAGAGTTCCGAAAAGTGAATTTGAAAAAGAAGATTTATAGCTTATGAAAATAGAAAATATCAAGTTCAAGGCTAAACGTCTTGATGGTAAAGGATGGGCAATCGGAGATTTGCTGCATTCCTACGAGAATGGTGCTATCATTGTTCCCATAGAAGGTGGCGGTGCATTTTCTGTTGATTCAGATACAATCTGCCAGTTTACAGGACTGAAAGACTGCAAAGGTAATGATGTTTGGGAAGGTGACATGCTTTCAAATGTCACCAATGATAGTCCTGACGGAATAGTAGTGTTTAAATATGGCGCATTTTCTTTGCTCGCTAAGAATGGTCGTGATTTTTGCGTTGCACTAACATACCTTCTGAGTGAGAAAGATTCATTAAATAGATTTAAGGTTATTGGCAATAAATTCGATAAGGAGAAGTAGTGTATGATAAAAATATTAGATAAAATATCTCAAAAACTGAATGCTTTAGCTGCTAAGGTGTTTAAGAAAGAAACTTATCCTTATCCTCCTCTTTCAAGAAGAGAACGAAGAAAGTTTGAACGTGACAAAAAAAAAGCTGAGAAGAATATATCGTTATGTCGTAGATGCATGAAGAACTCTCCTAGTTGGTGGTGTCCAGGAGAACGTTGCTATTTCTTCCCTTATCGAAGAAACGTATTATTTGGAGATAAAAATAAGTAGCATATGGAAATTGTAATTTTATATATAAGTGTTAGTCTAATTTACATCTTTCTTGTTTGCTTGGATGGAGAAGATGTAAAACCGAAATGGAAACAATGGCTAGCTGACAAATTAGGCATCAAACCAAAGATAGAGGTTAGATACATAAAGCCACAAGTTATTAAGCTTCGTTCAAGAGTTGAAATGTCACACTTTGAAATGCAATACTATTGCCGTGACAAATCGGGCATGGAGCAATTGAAGAGAAGAGCAATAGAAAGTGTGTATGATGAAATTCTTAAGGGAATGAAGGCAAATGGATTGGTTTCCATTTCGCAATATAATGACATTTATAGTAATAACCCTATTTATGAGGGGACATGTGAAATTTATAAAAACAAGTAGTATATGAAGATAAGACAAGCCAAGAAGATAATGAAGCAAGTCTATAAAACCCGATATTGGGCTTATAGGCAAGGCTATTATTGTGGAAAGAAGGATGCTGGAAAGCTAGCCGGAGACCATCGTTTGTTAAAGGCTATGCGTCTTACAAAGAAGTGGAAAAGTCGCAAGATACGAAATGATGTGAATAAAATACAGGAGAAGAAAAATGAAAATGCTAGATAATAAGTTAATCATAGATATTCCTAAAGGAATGGAAGTGGACATTGAAAAAAGTGACTTGAAAGCGGGCATTATAGCATTCAAGAAGAGACCATTCTGCTATGAGGATGTTATAGCTACTTTGATAGACCAAGGTCTTGCCCCTGTCGTTGCTAATGTTACTAAAAGTAATGTAGAGAAAATTGTTGCATTGGATAAGTTAATGGATATAGCTAAGTGTTATAATGGAGATTGGAAACCGGATTGGAATTCTAATGAACATAAGTATAATATCATGCGAACCCGTGAATATGGTATTACTTCTTGTAGTAGTTATAACGATGGAGCTATTTACTTCAAGAACAAAGAAGATGCACAAGCCGTTATTGATAATCCGAATTTCAGAAGCATTCTTGATGCAATTTATAAGGACTAAGGCTTATGAAGGAAATGTTCTTTAAGAGTGTAGAGTTCCGTGAAGTTCAGCATTTGGTATTCTCGGATGAATATATAACTGCATACGTATCGGTGAACCATGTTCCTAAGATATACCTAAGTGTAAATACACCTCGTGATGAATATGGGTTTGTGAAAGGTAAATCAAAGCGTTACTTTAGAGTGGGGTTTGGAAAATGGCTCACCGAACGAGCGTTTGTTAAGAAATATTTTAGTGAAGAATAAATGAATATAAAAAAGACAGACATGGAAACCGAGATTAATGTAGCGACAATCCTTAAGGATAAGCCGCAAGGTACTAAGTTGTATTCCTCAATATGTGGAGCGGTAGAGCTTAAAGAAGTTCTTAATGTACATAAAAAGAAATCTATTGTGGTTAAAGAACTCAATTCGAATAACCAGCATAGATTTTGGTACGATGGCAAATTCTTTAGAACAGGGCAATGTGTATTGCAACCTTCAGAGAATATGGCAGACTGGTCTAAGTTTGCTTGGAAGAAGGGTGATGTGCTGGTAAGTAATGATGGTGGTACAGAGGTTATCTTTGATAAATGGTGCAATGAAACTTACACAAGTTTCTATTGTAAGCATTACCTTAATAGTGAAGATGAGAATAAAATTGTGTATTACGAAGCGTTCTTATGTACAACCGAAAGATATTCTCTTGAAGATAAGGATTCCGTCCAGACCTATATTAACACCCTAGAGAAGCGTTTGGGCGGCAAGCTCAATCGTGAGAAACTTGAAATAGAGAAGGCAGAGTTCAAGTATGGAGATATAGCTTTTGCTGATTATGGTAATAGACAAATTGTGTTCGTAGTATCATCCAAGACAGATATAAAAGAAGGTTATAATTCTTTCATTTCATTATGTTTAAACGGTATTACAACCTTAGACATGGGATATAGAAGAAGTTTCTTTAAGAAAGACCTTTTCGAACTTCGCCTTGCCACAGAAGCAGAGAAACAGCAGCTCTTTTCAGCTCTAAAAAAGCAAAGCAAGGTTTGGGATGCTGAAAAGAAAATGATTGTGGGCATGAAGCTAAAGGTTGAGCTGAAACCATTCGATAATGTGTTGGTTAGACATCAAAAAACAGAGGAATGGCGTGCAAATATATTTAGCCATACAGATAAGACAGATGAATATCTTGACTATGTATGTGTTAATGGTAGATGGGAGTTCTGCATCCCTTACGAAGGCAATGAATCATTGTTAGGTACAACTAAAGATGTGGAGGTAAGTTATGGACGAAGCTTTTAAGAAAGAACTTATAGAGCATTGTAAAAGGCAAATGCAACGCTTTGAGAGAATGGGAAGAACAGATTCTTTCGCATATAAAGAACATGCTGTTTTACTTAGTTTTCTTGAACGTCCATATTTACCTTTTTAATATAGTAATAGTACCGTTTGGATGGTTGGATATACGCAGATGAATTGTTTGACTTAATTATCAAAGGAGGTGATAGTAAATGGCCGATGCAGAATTTAATAAGTTTGTGCTTATGCTAGAGAATGAAGCGTTTCGGTTTGCAAGAAGTCAAAACGTATTTAAGGAACATCGAGTAGTGATAGAGCAGTCTTTCAAGATAGGAGGACTGTTCATTCTTAGAGAATTGAAAAAGTATTTTAATCAAAAGAAGTAAGCGTATGATATTATATGAGAATCAATGTTTTGAGCTTTTAAAAGCTCTGTGTTATAGTGTCCCACAGAATCCAAATGTCGGTAGGTTTGAGATTGCAAATGTGATACTTGACACATTACAAAAAATAAAAGATGCGGATATTTAACAGCTTTCGGGCACAAATTTAAAGATAATGACAAAGGAAGAAATATTGGAAAAGGCATCCGATTTTGAGGATGAAGATGAGTTTGTGAAGTGTGATAGATTGCCGTTCACTGAGGAATTGTGGCTTTTGCATCACCTAGTATATATCGGCTTGGCTTGTACCTATACAGGTCGTGGTTATATAATTGAGAAACTTAAAGATTAGTAAAATGGAAGCAAATGATTATTTGAAAGCCATGCAAGCTATGGATGAATTGGATAGACTTGTAACTAGTGTTTATCCGGATAAGTTCAAGTTGGTCTGCAAGAAGCATGGAATAGATGAATGCGAGGCGATGAATATGTATTCGTACTTGCAAAAGATGCATAAAGGTCAGTCTTGGTTAGTTAGATACAAGCCATTGGAATATCTAGAGCGTGTATTAACACTAGCCAAAGAAGCTTATGCGTCTTACATGAACAACGGCTTGATTCTAAGTATGGTCAATTTTGGTGATAAGTACACAAGAATACTTGTAATCTTTGAGAAAGATGGCGTAAGAAGCCAACAAGAATTTGACCTTAGAGAGCAAAGAACATATGTTGATATAGCGGACTTTATTGGAAATGGTTACTCCATCGTATCTGTTATCCGTCAGTCTGACAATGTTGACAGCGAAAAGTTTGTTGGAGAAAAGGATGAGCGAAGTCATAGTATTCCTATTTACGATGGTGATGTAATGCTTTGTTACGTGAATAAACCGGAATTTTGGAGTTCCGATTGGCGTAATAGCGGACTTTATATTTGTGAGAGTGGCTCATATCATAGATTGCTATACACCCCGAATAAGGGGTACGTAAGACATGGAGAGCCTGATGTAGATGAAGACTTCACCCTTGATATTGGGGAAGAATCCTTCAGTAGTTATGTTATGACTTTAAGCCAGTCTTGGTATAAGTTGGGTAATGTTCATGCAGGTATAGGCTTTTTGAAGGAGAAGGAATAGAAGAGTAAAAGGAGAGGAATATCATTTCCCCTCCTTTGCCTTAATTTCCAGTTCGATAGGCTTGCCACAATGAGGGCAGATGATAGCCGGAGATTGCGGAACGGATGGCTGCTCTGGTTGAACCTTTTGCAATTGCTCATCTGTAAGAAGTTGCCAATCCTCTATATTTAATGCAATAGCAATTTGATGTAATGAATCTATACTGGGAGTTGTTTTGCCATTTACTATAAGTGAAATGGCATTAGCGGTAACTCCTATTGCATCTGCTAATGATTTAGCCTTCATTTGGCGTAAATCTAGATAATACTTAATGCGCTTACTTATATTAATAAGGTATTCGCTTTTAATGTTGCTTTTTATCATAAAGTAATATTTTGATTATTTAGGTGCAAAGATACAAAGAAATAAAGTAATAATGTGCTAAAATCTGTAAAAAGTAAGTAATAGTTAGATAACAAAGGTTAAAAATAAAGTAATATATTGATTTTCCTCTCAAAATATTTGGTGATTATCTAAAAATTACTTACCTTTGCAATGTCTTTAAGAGATAAAGGCTTTAAAGTTTAACTATTAATTGCTGTTATGCAGCCGAGTGGCACTCGTAAAACCGTTTAGTTGATTATGGCTAATTCATTCAAGAATATGATGAGAGAAGTGATGGCAATGGCACACAGAGCCTTTGAGTTGAAATCAGCAACAATGAGCTGGTCAGAGTGCTTGAAGCAAGCTTGGGCAGTGTTGAAGTTGAAGTTGGCGATGAAGAAGAGAGTTGTCGAGTTCTACTTTCAGAAGGTGGATGGCTCTATCCGTCAGGCATTCGGTACTTTGGTACAAGATAAGATTGACTACGTGCCTAATGGCAAGGGTAAGACCTACAGAGACTGCATCAAGTATTGGGATATGGTCAAGGGTGAGTGGAGACAATTTAAGGCTTATAATTTGATTAGAGTTGCATAATATATGAAAGAGATTTGGAAAGATATAGAGGGGTTTGAGGGTAAATATAAAATCTCGAACCTTGGTAGAGTTGAGAGTTTAAATTATCTTGGTGGTAATATAGCAAAAATTTTAAAACCAAAAAAGAATAAGCAATATTATTGTGTACATTTATGTAAAAATGGTAAAGTATATGATAGAAAAGTACATAGACTTGTTGCAGAGGCTTTTATTCAAAATCCGCACAACCAACCCTATGTAAATCATATAGACGGAAATAAAATTAACAACAAAGTTGATAATTTGGAGTGGGTTACACCTTTAGAGAATAATCTTCATGCTTACAATGTGTTACATAAGCACCCAATGAGAGGTATTAAGTATGATAAAAATAAAAATAGTCATAAAGTAGAGCAACATTATATTTCAGAAGAAGGGTATGATTATTGTTTAGCTACATACGCCAATGCGAAAATTGCTTCAATAATTAACAATCTTAATTATAGAAGTATTTTAGCTTGTTGTAAAAACAATAAAATGTACCAAGAAGTAGGTGGGTATATTTGGAAGCGAGTTACATAAAGATATTTACACGTTCTAAGGTGTTTGGCGAGGCTTTAATAGGGGTGAGCTTTTAATCACCCCTTTAGTTAAGGACTTTTAAAGTATTTGAGATATGGAGACAATCGCTAAGTGTTTGAAAGAAGTGTTCTACAAAGGGCATCATATTACTAAGGTGGAGGACGTATTTGGTCAGGTATCCGTTCGCATTGATAATATTGCTGAACCGGACTATGCTAGCATAGCCGATGCAAAACGAGTGATCAATGGTAAAGCCCCTAAATGGTTTACGGATGGTTACATGTGGGACGAAGCCAGTAAGAAGGTCGTAAAAGACCCTAACGCTTTCCGATGGGAGGAGTAAGAAAAGATAAGGTAAAGAACTTAATACAATTGATTATGGAAAAGTTTAATGATGGCAATTATGTATTCGAGACAACAAACGAGTTTCCGGATGGCTATGAGATTTGGGCGATTGGTCGAAGAAATTTCAAGCACAAAGGCTACGTACCATTGTGTGAGGTCGATGAGAGCCGCTACGTCAAAAGAGATACCTTGAAGGCTTTGAAAGTCAAGGATGAAGCATTAGCTTTGACTTTGCTCTCTGAAGCCGTTAAACGAGGTGTTAACAAGAAGAAGTATAACATAATGATTAATGCAAAAGAAAATGGATGAGAATTTTCAGAATGTGCTCTATATCGAGCACACGGATAAAATAGGCGTTCTAAAGGACGATAAGGACGAAAGGGTATCAGTTATCCGTGGGACGGACAAAACGCTTGTAGAACGCAAAAGAGAGGGTAAAACGTACCTTCTTGTACCTTTGACAAAGAACCACACATTTGTTTGCAAGGGTAATAGTATTGATGTGGATGGTGAGCATATTAAGAGTGAAATCTTCTTCCGCAAGGATGCTTGCCAATGGATTGAGATTGACAAAGAAACGTTATCTAAGGTAGCGTAATAAATAAGGAGGTTTAAGCGATGAAAGTATATGTAGTAATTTCTTCATACCAACATGGGTTGGGTGAAGCAGTGGAGGTTGATGCAGAAGTCTTCTCTACCATAGATAAGGCAAGAAAAGCGATAGGACACAAAGGGATGAACACTTTGGAGAATTACAAGCGAGTTTTGAATTGCGATGATTATCTATACAATATCTCAGGTTCTTTCTTCCATATCTCAGACAGCGAAGGAGAAACGTGGGATAATTTCGATATTGTAGAGCAAGAATTAAAGTAATATAGTTATGAAGATTAATGAAATCAAAAATATCTTAGATTATGCAAAGGAGTGTGGTCGTCTAGTAACAATTACACTTGTAAGTGGGCAAGTGTCTCATATAAACTTCAGTAAGAAAACAAAGACGTTTACTGCTACAGATGATGTAATCTTAGACGAAGAGGGACATCTTGTGATAAAATATGATACGGATGGAAGTAGAGATTACATTGATAGCGATTCCATCATTCGCATATTTATCAAAGAAGGTTTATAACAATTAATTAGATAAGAATATGGATGCAGGTCATGTGTATGTGATAATGGTCGAAGCCGAGAAAAAAGGTCTAAGAGGAACTGTCAACTTGGTAGGTGGAGCAAAGATAAGTTTCGACTTCAGTAGTGTTGGTGGTGAAACCTCTTTCAATTGCAATACAAAGAACAGAACACTTATGATTGGGAGTGGGAATACTGTAGTATTCACACGTAAATACATAGATTGCAACTCTATCCAGTATATTGAGATATTTGAGCGTACAAACTAATTATAGGAGATAAGAATATGGATATATTAGATTATTATGAGGTTGTCACCTCAAAGATTTTCAAGTTGGAAAGCATGAACGAAGGGCTTGTATTGATAGCACCGGAGCAGGAGGTAGATGGAGTCCGTTCCTTGATGGTAGGATTATATGTTCCTGAGCATGAACGATACAAGATGTACACTTTCAGTTCCTCTATGAACGAGGGTGAACTTTGCGACAAGTACAAGGCGATGGTCGGCTCAATGGATGTGCTAAAACCGGATTGGGACAGAATCAGAAAGAAAAGACGGAAGAGGATCTAACCTTTTACCGCCTTTAGGATGCAAGCTATTTCAAGATTATTTTTAGAAAATATGAAAATAAATTAGAGTTTTCTTGCATTTTTCAAAGGTTTTTATTACCTTTGCGAATGTAAACAACAAAACAATGAGCTTATGAAAGTATTATCAATTCGCCAGCCGTATGCTTGGTTAATCGCTATCGGCTGCAAGACCATTGAAAACAGAACCTGGAATAGAAAGTTCCGTGGTCGTTTCCTTATTCATGCTAGCAAAGCCAAACCTGAAAAACTTGACGGATGGCAGGAGAGCGCAATGAAGAAATATTGCCAAGAGCATGGTATTGTTATTCCAGACTTCAAAGACTTACCAACGTCAGCCATTATCGGCAGTGTAGAATTGGATGATATTCAATTTCATGAGGCTTATCCGGATGCGTTTGCTGAAGATTCCCAATATCATTGGTTCTTGAAGAATGCTAAATTGTTCGATGAGCCGATTAGAAACGTCAAAGGCAAGTTATTCCTCTGGGATTATGAGTACAATGAAGCCGAAAAGTAAAATAACAATACTTATGTAATAAAAATACAAGGCGTTGGAAATTAGAGCAAAAGTATTTGTTATTCTCTAGAGTAGATAAGAATCAAATGTAAATATATTATTAAACGTTTAGATCATGAAGAAGGTCTTATATTTTATTTCTTTTGTTGTGCTTTTGTTGACTAGTTGTACATCAAAGGAAAACAAAGCAGATGCCCTTATTGAGGCAAGAGGGTTTGAGTGCGCCAATGTAGAGAAGTTAGAGGAATTTCAATGCAATCCTGCTTCTGCCGAAATGATTATGGTTGCTTATAATAGTTTGTGGCGCAACGACTCGTTGTCTAGGAATATGCATTTGTCTAGTAGTAATATCAATTATGTTTGTAATGAGATACAAAGACAAGAGCAAAATGCAAAAAATCTGTTGGAAAAAGCTGATGAGATTGGCATGATTAATAATCATACAGAATTATGTGGTTATTATGTTGTTATCTCTCCCGATAAGATTAATGGTGCGTATATAGACAAAAATAGAAAATGTACAAGGTATGAGGTCTTCTTTGATAAAGATGTCGAACGCATCATAGGAATACATCCAATTCGTAAATAAACGAATTAACAGGTTTAGTGTTGTAAAGTTAGTATATTGACAATTTAAATAAATGTGATTATGAAGAAGAAAATTATCATTGCAATTGTTGCAGCCATTCCCTTGTTGATGGTGTGCAGTGGATGTGGAAATAAGAACAAACAACCTACTATCGAGGAGCAGATTGCACGTAACAAATATATAGATAAGATTATGTGTAATGATTCATGTAAGGCAAAACGTGATGTAGTTTTAAAGAAATATTTCGGTTCAAACTATACTTTAGCCAAAAGTAAAATTAACAATTATGACAGCAATTATAATTGGGGATTTTTTATGGACGATGGAGTCTTAGATGGCACAATAAATGGAGCAAAGGGAAAATATGAATATCATATAGATATTACGGTTTCTATAGAAAATCCACTAGATTGGACGCTTACGGAATTTCGTGTTAAGGATATAAAAACACAACATTACGTTTATGTAATAAGAAATGGGAGTGAAGAAAATGTAGAGGAATATGAGAAGGCAATTACAACGAGCAATTCAGAAAGTGATATATATGTTTCTGATGAAGACTTATCCGCAATCGAGGATGTTTTGCAAAGAGAATGGAATGTAAGTAATGCGATGAGTTCAGTAGGTGCAGAAAGTTCAAATGTCTTCAAGGTCAAAAAAGAAAGTGTTAGTGGAAATGAGGTAACTGTTTCTTATTCTTTGCGCTCTACCTATAGTGGTCAGAAAAAAATTGTTGATTTGCATGGTGTTGTCAAGAAGAATAGTGATGGCTCTTGGAGTGTCGTAAACTTAGGATATTAACAGTTTTAGTTTAGAAATTGTTTGTTTGCCACATTACAAGACTGATAATATAATAAGGTGCAACTTTTAAAACAGGTTTCTAAAAGAAAATAAAGCTTAAAAGAATAAGGAAATACACTAAATAATTTGCTTGTTTTAGAAATTATGCTTACCTTTGCAAACGAAATCAGAAATGGTTTTGTAGCTTCCATATTGCATTCTCTACATTAGCGATATTGGTAGCTACGTTTATACATAAGGCAATAGCTTTATAAGCTAGAAGTCATTAAATGAAGTGCAGTGTACAACAGAAAAGTGGTGTGAAGTGTAGTGGAGTGCGGTGAAGTCTAGTGTAGTAGGGTAAAGTGCAGTATGGTATAGTAAAGTATAGTACAGTATGGAGAGCCATCCTTTGGGGTGGCTCTTTTTGGTAACTACTCAGGTAGGTTTGTCGTACTCCCCCATGCACAACTTCCCTCGTTGCAACCAACGAGAGTAAATCGTTTTTTTACAAAATATGAAGCTGTTTATAATGTCAGCATGCTCGGTTTGAGCTGTGCTATTAATTGCAACTCACGGAACGGAGAAAGATCTTGCTTTTTGGCAGTATCAATGACGGAGTGTATTACTGCATACGCTTCGGCTCCAAGGAACGTACGGAAAAGTCCTGCGACTTTCTGCTTCGTCTTTGCCGGTCTAACTGCCCGTTCACTTGCATTATTGTCATATGGGACATCAGGGTTGTCAAGGAAAGTGAAGATATAGTCCTTTTTACCAGACAATCCCTTCTGCATACCAGTAAACTCCTTGTCTTCAGTTCCAAGAGGTCCGTCAAGTAGTTCGTCCAGTCGTTTTTTCAACCCTTCACGGTCTATTTCGTCCCATGCTTTTTCTCTGCGTTGCTTCATTGCGTCTGTTATGAGATTGAGCATGTCCTTGGGCCATTGGTTTTCAGGTTGCAACTCTGTCAGATAAACGAGATTACGCTGGAGATGTACGAGGCAAATCTGGTGGGTCTTGACATTCATGCTGAAGTAAGCTCCGTGCCTGTCCGTTACAAGTACTGTATCTGGGAGTCCCTTGTCAAATGTATCATCTATTGCTTTGTGACCACGTTTTGCATGTGCTTTGAAAAAAGACGCAGTCTCTGTCTGCCATACCCACAGCCAATGCAAGACTCCCGCAATGTCTATACCCGTCTCATCTGCGCCAGCTACTGGAGACTTGCCTATCTTTGACTTGATTCTCTCGTAAAGTGCTCTTGCCCGCTTGGTCATCCTTTGCACTATATTGTTGATCGTACCCTCACTCATGTCTATATGGAACATATCATTCATGAGCCTTTTGATACGCTGGTATGATACAGCGTGCTCTTCACAAAGATATACAACCAGGGCCTGTACATTCGGGCCGTAGAATACGTCTCCGTTTACACCTTCCGGAAACTCGCTGCATACAGTATGCCCACAATTAGGGCAAACCTTCTCCAATATGGAGTACTGGGTTATGACTGGAGCCGGGAAGTTTATATCTATCATCTGGCGAGTCATCTTCTGAATACCCGAAACATTTGACAAATCTTCACCGCAGTCCGGGCAGTTGTCCAATGGTACCTCTACATAAAAATCAGATCTCTCTTCCCTTTGCAAAGTACTTCCCTTATGTCCTGGCTGACCTCCTGACTTCTTGCCAGATGGCTCACGCAATGACTTTGTACGCTTCCTCTCCTCGGAGGCTGCAATATCTTCCTTAGACGGAGGTGTGTTGCTGTTGTGGCTATCTTTCTTTGGTTTCTCCAATTTGTCGAGACGAGCCTTTAGTGTGCAGATTTCCGCATTCTGTTTCTTGATTTTTGCAAGATCTTGTCTGTGTTGCGACTCAAGGTATCCATTACGCTTTTTCAACTCCTTATTCTCAATCTTTATCGGAGCTACTTCATCTTCGAGTTTTGTTAGTCTTCCAAGAATATATCGCAATGCTTCATCAGCGTCAAGAATTACGTCAGGGTGTACGTTGTTTGTACAAGAATCCTTGCGACTCTTGGCATGTAACGCCCTGCTGGGAACTTTGCTATTTGCTGATTTCTTTGCCTTCATTTCACCTACAAAGGTACAAAAAAAAAAACAAATATGCAAGTAAAATAATGTTTATTTTCTTGATATTCAATAGCTTTTATGAGCGTCAAATGCGAAGTGATAATTGAACGTTAAGCTGCTATTGTTTCGTCATAATATGAGTACGGCATACCTACCTGAGTAGTTACTCTTTTTGTTAATTGTGGTTAATATAACAAAAATGTTACCATAAAATTTGGTTGTATAACAAATATGTTATATCTTTGCATTGTCTTAAGGACAAAAGAGTTCTTGTAACAATGAAGAAAAGCGAATTGATTAAGAGACTGAGAGAAGCGGGATGCTTCCTGTCTCGACAAGGTTCGGGACATGAAAAATGGACTAATCCAAAAACGGGAAAGTCTCAATTCGTGCCAAGACACGCTAGAGAGGTCGCCACAGGCACCGCTCATAGTATTCTAAGAGAATTGGTTGGGGAGTAATCCCCACCTTTCTCTCTTCATTGCTTAAAGGACTCTTTTTTTTGTTAAGAAGATAAACGAATATATATATATGAAGAAGATTAAAGTTATTGTAGAACAAGCCAAGGATGGGTCTTTTTGGTGTCATACCGAAAATGGCATAGGTAAGGTTGGTTTAAACTCTTGTGGAGAAACTGTTGCCGCTGCGAAGCAAGACTTAATGGATTGTTTGGCGTTGGCAAAAGAGGATGCAAAAGAGAATGGAGAAGTGTTTCCTGACGTTGAATTTGAATACAAGTATGACTTGCAATCTTTCTTTAATTATTTCTCTTTCCTCAATGTGTCAGAGATTGCAAAACGAGCAGGTGTCAATCCTTCATTGATGCGTCAGTATAGTAAAGGCATAAAGCAAGCTGGCGAGAAAACTTATGAACGTTTGGCACATTGTATGAATGAAATAAAAAAAGATTTGGTAGCCGCTACCTTTTAGGCGTGTGGCTTCATTGTTACAATAGATAAAGAACTCAGAGCCTTCTGCATGTGAATGTGGAAGGCTTTTTGTATCTATACCTTAATCTTTGCACTTAAATCTTTTGTGAAATAGCACGGCTTTATTCTTTCGTTATTCCTTTGAATATTAGCTAATTTTGCCAATAAAACATAAAATATGGCAGAATTAAGATTCGATGTCAAAGCGAATTTCGAGGAGGTTACGAAACTTCGTTCCGAGTGTGAAAAGTTGAGGGCTGAGTTGTTGAAGACCAATAAGTCAACCGACCCAGCTGTTGTTGCGGATTTGACAGAAAAATATGCAGATGCAAGCAATCGCTTAAAGGATTTAACGCAAGCAGCTTCAAGAGCCGCTTACGTGATGTCTTCCGAGTTTAATAAGAAGATGCAAGCAGCTGCAAGGGAAGTTTATAGCTATGAACTTCAAATGCAAGCTACCAAAGACCGAATAGAGAAAATCCAACAGCAAATCATTAACAAGAGATTAACTCTTGGAGTTACAACGGATAAGTCATCCATAGATTCTTTACAGAAGAATATTGACTATTTAAAAGGCTCTTTGGCAGGTCAAACAGCTCAGTTGAAGAACTTAGAAGGAGGTGCTGTCGGTGCTCGTCAGACCTTGGAGAATATGCGGAATGAGTATGTTTTGTATGCAGGTTCAGCAAATCCGGCAAAAGAGGCAACAAATATGTTGACCGATAGCATGAGCCAAATGATAGAACGTATGAAGTCCGCTCCAACTGCCGGAGAGGGTATGTCTAGCTTGTTCCAAAGAGTTACTGGCGATGCTCACATGCTTTCGGCTGCTTTGCTTGGCGGTTTAGGATTTGAACAACTGACAAGTAGTATTTTCAATACTCGTTCCCAATTCCAGCAACTTGAAATATCTTTCAATACCATGCTTGGTAGTACGGATAAGTCTAAGCAATTGATGGACGAACTTATCCAAACGGCAGCTCATACGCCTTTTGACATGTCCAGTATTACGAGCGGAGCAAAACAACTTTTGGCATACGGAACGGAAGCGAAAGATGTTAATAAAACTCTTGTTCAGCTAGGTGACATTGCTTCGGGCTTGAACATTCCGCTTGGAGAACTTGTTTATCTTTACGGAACGACCGTTTCGCAAGGAAGAATGTTTACAATGGACTTGCGTCAGTTTATGGGTAGAGGTGTTCCTTTGGCAGAAGAGTTGGGTAAAATTTTGCACCAAAATACAACTGAGGTTCAAGAGTCTGTTTCTAAGGGAAAAGTCACATCAGACATCTTCAAGGAGGCTATCGCTAATATGACGCAAGCTGGCGGTCGTTTCGGAGGCTTGATGGAGCAGCAATCAAAGACATTGGAGGGTCAGTGGAGTAACATTGGCGATTCCGTCCAGCAAGCGTTCAACGAAATCGGCAAAAAATCCGAGGGCGTGTTCTCTAGTGGATTGTCAATTATTTCTGCTATGGTAGAGAATTGGCAAGAGGTAATAAAAGTTATTGGCGTGGCTACAATAGCCGTTGGTTCTTATCGTGCATCATTAATGGCGGCTGCTTCTATCCGTAAGGCAGAAGAGGCTCAGCAAGCCGATGATATGATGAAGGGAATTGATGCTGAAATCAAGCGTTTGCAAGACCTAGAAAACTCAAACTATAAAACTTTGGGTAAGGATAAAAAGCAAGAGCGAGTAAACAAACAACAAGACTTGGCAAGTGTTGTTGGAGATACTGCTGTGTCCGATGATTTTGTAAAGGCAAGATTAGATGCAGCAGAGCAAGAGGGCATTATTACGGCACAAATGCGTTCCCAATTAGAGATGAAACGTGAACTCTTGCAGGCTCAGCAACAAGCAACAGCACAAAGCCAGATAGAACTTGACGAAGAAAAGAGGAAGACCGAGGAACTGCGTCAACAAAAAATAGAGTCTCTTAAAGATGATTTGAAGACTACTACAGAGAAAATATCAAATCTTGATGATAGGGATGTAGAGTTGGCTAGACAATATACAGCAGCCTTGAATGATTTGCAAGATGCCCAAGATGCCTTTGCTGAGGCTCAAAAATTGGTTGAGGAAACCGCTGATGGTGCAAACTTAGCTTTTGACGCAGAGGGTAATGCCGTGAATGCACTAGAAGCAAAGGAACGTTTGGCCACCGCTGCGAAGAAAGTGAATACTGCTCAAACAAATGTTTCGACAATTGCAAGTCAGCAAAGAGGAACTGCGCTTATTCGTGAGCAATTACAAGAGAGACAAGCAACACTACAAACGAAGTTGAATTCTGTTAGTCAAGCTACCAATACGACTACGAAAAAGGCTAGTACTTTAGCTACGGCTGCTTCAACGGTAAAAAATGCCATCCATACTGCAAGTGTTAAAATAATGACAACTGCTGAATTAATGCTCAGTAATGCGGTAAAATCCACAACTATGGCTTTAAAGGGAATGTGGGCAGCTATGCTCGCAAATCCGATTACTGGTATTATAACATTGGTAACAACGCTTGCTAGTGCCGTTGCTATGTTCGGAAGTGAAGAGGAAGATATTTCTGTTGACACAAAGCATTTTGGAGATTCCGCTGAAAATACAAGGGCGAAAGTTGATGGCTTGCTTAACGTAATGAGGTCTTCTAAGGAAGGAACTGATGCTTACAACAAAGCTAAAGAAGAGCTTATCCAAACCTACGAGCAGTTCGGGATTAAGTGTGATGCCGAAAAGGACAATTTAACAACACTTAAAGGCAAGCATGACGAATTTGTTGCAACCTTACAATTGGAGAATGCAGAAAGAGAAAAGGCTAATGCTTTAATGTCTGCCACTTCCCAATACACAGAAGCAAGAAACAAAGAAGATGACAATTTTAGCAAAGACTTATCCGGTCATTGGTATCAAGGTGGGCAACATGTAGATAAGGAAGATATAACATCAATACAAATGATGTATAATTCCATAGCAACAGATGAGGTTTTAGATAGGCTGGCTAAGTTGAAGCAAAGAGTAGATGATAGCACATTGTCTTACAAGGAACATATAGATGCTTTTAATATTTACACAAATGCAGTTAAAAATACATTTGCGCCTATTGATTCGTTCTTAGAAAAACAACATTACAATATAGCGACTATAGAGAATACTGACCATTCGATATTGGAGCATACGAGTAATCTTGCAAAATTGAAGATAAGTTATAAAAACGCAGAAGATGCGATAATGAAGGCGGCTGCTGAAAATGTAGATTGGAATAATACACAGGCTAGGTCGCAATGGGTAGCTCAGCAAAATAAACAAAGCATAGATGCTTTAACTTCCTCAACTGACCAGCTTATTTCTATATGGAATCAGGAATATGGATTAAATTTAAAAATCCATTATGATGATACAGAAATTCCAAGTTGGATGAAATCTTTAACGGATAAGCAGTTGCAATCTTTGATTAATAGACGTAAGGCAGATTTAAATAGGCAAGAGCAATACCGAACTAATCATAAAGGAAGTAAATTGCTGACAAAGCAAGGAAATCAGCTAAGAGACGAAAATGACAATAGGCTTGATGTCGCTATGGCTGGTTCTATTCTGAAAGATAGAGAAGCGAAAAGAAAAGCCGATGCAAATAAGCCGAAGGTAACGACAAAGAAAACTACACCTAAGAAAACAGGTGCAAAGGATGACCCACAAGCCAGAGCGTATGAACGCAAGAAGGCTGAGGATGACTATTCCAAGTCTATTTCATCCTATTCTGAGAAAGCCAGTGATAAGTTGTCAAAGCGAAGAACGGAATTGATTAAGAATGAGACCGAAAAGGAGATTGCTCAAATTAATATGTCTTCTGACAAGGAGAAAAAGGCTATAGAGGATTCTATTGACAAACTCGTTGAGGCTAAGAAGAAGAAAGACCAGATCGTTTGGGTAAATTCGGGAAAAGGTCGTAAAGCCAACATGTGGAAACAGGGTAAGTCTGATGCGGAATACCGCAAAGAGGTATTCCGCACACAAATGGTTGACGACAAGGGTAATCATCTTGGGAAGACCATTGGGCAGAACTCAGAAGACCAAATTGCCTTGATTGAGAAACAGAGGCAATTAAAGCTGAAGGAAATCCAGCAAGCAGAGATAAAGGACATGTTGGATTTCATGAAGCAATACGGCAGCTTAGAACAACAACGTTATGCTATTCTGAAAGAATACACGGACAAGATAGACCTTGCTAGAGAGAAAGGTGATACTTTTGGCGCAGCGAGTGCGGAAATGGAGATGAACGACCAGTTGAAGAAGTTGAATTTTACGGATTTCAAGGATTCTATCAATTGGGATGTTGTCTTTCAGGATATGAACCGATTGAGTATTCCTTATCTTGAAGACCTTCGTAAGAAAATGAAGGAGTTGCTTGGTTCGGGTACGTTGGAAATTGATGACATGAAAACCGTATCTGACCAAATCTACAAGATTGATGATGCGATTTCAGAGCAGAAGGATAGATGGGGATTGGTTAATGATGCAGTCCGTGAACACCGTAGGCTTATTGATGAGGTGAAGGATGCGCAAGACCGATTGGCACAAGCTAGAAAGGGGGAGTTTGATGCCAAGGCTGATAATATGAGCCAAAGGAGAAAAATCCAAGGTGTGTTTGCTGAAAGTGGGGTTAACATAGATACCAGTAATATCACTTCTGCCAATAAGGACAAACTTATGGGTTCTACCAAGAATCTCAGTGTACGCCAAACGGAGAAGCTACGTAAGCTTTTTGATGATTTGGCGGTTTCAGAGGTTAAGGTTGGAAAGGCAACAAAGGAAGTCGGAAAGGCACAGGAAGAAGCCAAGGTAAAGCAGGATGCCGCAAAGAAGAGCTTGCACGATACTATCGAGGAATGGGCTGAGGGTTTGAGGAAAATCCAAGAGAAACTGAAAGACCTTCCTGGGTTAGTCGATGCTTTGGGTCTCGGAAATACAGGCTTTGGTAAAGCTGTGAATAACGGAATGGATGCATTGAACAGTGGAACACAAGCCTTTTCTGATTTTGCAAGCGGAAACTACATAGGCGCAGCTATGAATGGAATAAAAACCATTGGTTCGTTGGGCAAGATGTTCGGTATTGGTGGAGGTAATGGTGCAGAAGTTGCGAAGAAAACTGAAGAGCTGACCGAGAGCAATGACAGATTGATGTATTCCATTGATAAGTTAAAAGAGTCTATTGACAAATCTTCCGGTTATACAGCCGTCAGCAACTATAATGCTGCTTACGATGCTCAAAAACAGGTTAACACCCAAACGATGGATATTCTCAAAACACAGATGGGGTATCATGGGGCACACCATTCAAATGCTTATTATTGGAATCTTTCTGCACAAGATTATGCGGCAATCAATAAGACTTTGGCTGAGCAAAGTAAGATAAGGGGTGGTTATACTAATTCTTCGATAAACAAGGTTAATTCCTTGGAGGATATATACAAGCTCACTCCAGAGCAGATGGCTGACATTCGTACACATAATGCGGATGTATGGAAGAATATGACCGACCAAGGCAAGTATGATAAGACGGAATATTGGGAGCAATATACAGAACTGGCGGGCAAACTAGAGGAGTTGACGGAGCAAATCAATGAGAATTTGACTCAAACAACCTTTGATTCGATGAAGAGTGACTTCATAAACAACCTTATGGATATGAGTAAGTCTGCAAAGGATTTTTCTAATGACTTCACTACAATGCTCAACCAGTCGATGCTCAACTTCGCTTTGGGAGACCTTATGAATAAAAAGCTTAAGCCTCTTTATGAGAGCTGGGCAAACAAGATGAAGGAGAATGGAGGAAGGCAGCTCACGCCAACCGAATTGAATAATCTTAAAGAAGAGTATGATAATATAGTTCAAGAGGGTTTGGCTATTCGTGATAATATTGCTGATATTACGGGTTACAAGCAATCTTACGAGCAGTCCGCTTCTTCCGGTTCTTTTGAATCAATGAGCCAAGATACAGGAGAAGAGTTGAATGGTCGTTTCAAAGCGGTACAAATTGCTACAGAGGGAACGTATGAGGAAACAAAGCTCATAAATACCAAGTTGGATGCTATTGTAGCTCGTAATGGTGGCACAGAGGGTAGCTTACTAACAGCTAGCGTGAATACTATTATGGGTAATGTGGGTAACATTTGGTTAGCCGTTGATGAGGATAGGACTATCCTTGCACAAAGCTTGATGTACTTGCAGTCGATTGATGAGCGACAAGAGCGATGGCATAAGCCTATGCTGCAAGCATTCAATGATATTCACGAATTAAAAGATAAGATGAGTAGATTGTAAACAAAGAAGAGGAACGTATGATGCGCTCCTCTTTCTTTTTTATAGTTTCTTTTCTTCCAGTAATTCGTCAACTCTCGCTTGAAATGCAAGTTCTGTCTCTGAAAGGCTGTAGCCAGAGTAGGAATAGCTTGTCCCAATGATGTGGCCATCAAACCTTCCAGTATTGTCATCCTTTGTGAAAGTGCCTTTGTAGCCCTTGTATTGGAATGTTACTTCCTTGTTGTCCTCTTGCTCGTCCTTGTCGTAAGACTTGGCAACCTTTATGAGGTAGCAGAAGCCGTACATGAAGAGGCAAGAGATAAAGGAAGAGATTGAGAATCCAACCATTACCCATCCTATTGCCTTCGCCTCTTGCTCTCCAAAGAAGCCCAGCATTAAGCCGATGACAAACAACAAGAGGGTTAACCCCAGTGCAATTGCACTAATTACTGAGAGAACACGGAATACCGCTGCACCTCTCAAATTGAAAAAATCTGTCATAGTCGTAAAAGTTTTAATTATTAATACTTGTAAGGAATGTTCCTTACGTTACTTAACACTTTCCAGCTTGTCCAGCACGTCCCTAGCCTCAGCAATGGACGATGCGGAATATAACTCACCACCTTGTTTTATTAGGGCAATGAAATCACTCATAGCATCTACATTGTTCTGCTTATCAAACAATTCTGCTACAGGACAGCCTATAGCGTTTGCTATTTTTTCGATAGTTGATATACGCAAGTCGTTTTTCTCGCTAAGTAAACGAGAAACCGAAACTCTATTCATACCCATCCGGTCTGCTAAGTCTTGTTGCGTTACACCATATTTATTAAGAACATCTTTAAATCTCATAATACGTAATACGTTACATTGTTATTTTCTTGCAAAGATAAGAATAATATTTGAAATGTAGCATATATACGTAAAAGTATTAACGAAGTTTAAAGAATAGTACGTTACAAACGAATATCTGTTAATTAACTTAAATACGTTACATTTTCTTTCTAAAATATTTGGTAGTGTAACGTAAATATGTTACCTTTGCATTGTGATTAAGAAACAAAGGTCACAATAACATTATTAATTTAGCTGAGGTTGCACCTCCGAGTCGGCACTCGTAAAACGGTATAGCAATATGACTACTTCAATGATAAGAAGAAACTTGATTCAGAAGTTCGTTATGATAGAGTTCGTAAGCAACAGGATAAATACCCAAAAGGACGTTGATAGAATGTTGAATATGATAACAATAAAGCTCAATATGAACAACGATGAGGCTAAGAGCTTCTTGCGTGAGAGCATCGGACTTGCAAAGTAAGTAATTTAAGTTTAACGTTTAAAATTGAAAGATTATGGCTACTACATTTAAGAATATGATGAGAGAAGTGATGAATATGGCACACAGAGCCTTTCAGCTTAAAGGTGCTTATATGAGTTAGGCAGAATGCTTGAAGCAAGCTTGGCAGGTTATCAAGCTGAAGGCTCGCATGAAGAAGCAGGTCGTTGAGTTCTATTTTCAGAAAATGAATGGTGAGATTCGTCAGGCTTTCGGCACTTTGATGGAGAGTCATATTGACTACACTCCTAACGGCAAGGGTTACGCTTGCAAGGACTGCACAAAGTATTGGGATGAAGTCAAGGGCGAGTGGAGACAATTCAAGAACTACAACTTGATTAGAGTTGCTTAACAAGGTTATTAAGGATTTAAAAAAGAAACTAGATATGAGCGCAAAGATTATCGTGATGCAAGGCAACATGGTTGCAACCATCGAAGAGACAAACAAGGACGCATTTATCAAGCGTGGAGAGTATAAAGAGACCGAGCTGGACAGACATAAGCGTGAGGTCGATTTCTTGATTACAAGCATCGCTAACCGCTACGAAGTGACATTCAATCACAAGGTAGAGCTGAAGGAAAGCCGGAGCATCAAGAAAAGCGAGTATTTCGATAACATCTACTACGTTACCGAGAACGCATTGAACAAGCTGAAAAAGCAATACTCATACGAGTGTGATTTGTAATAGATTTCGTGAGGCACACGCTAAACTGCACCGGACTTTGAACATTAAATATTTAAGAGATATGGATAAGAATTTGATGGATGCTCTTTACGTGAGCTACGATGAGAAGATTGGTGTTTTAAGCTCAGATGAGCATAAGGTGGTATCGCAGGTTATCGGCACGGATTTGACGCTTGTGTATGACAAGAAAGAGGGTGATACATACCTTTTGATACCATTGACCCAAAACCACAAGTTCGAGTGTAAGGGTAGCCACATTATCGTGGATGGAAAGCGGTTCGATTCTGACATCTTTTTCCGCAAGGATGCTTGCCAATGGATTCAGATGCAATCTAAAGAAATGCTATCAATGGTAGCGTAACAATATATAAGGTGAGGCACACCGAAACAACTGCACATTATCTTTGATGTTTAACAATTAAATTCCGTGAGCAATGGAAAGAAGAAGTAATGTGCAGCATCGTGCCACAATGGTTGGTCGTGCTGGCGAGGACAGAAGTCCTCCAAAGTAAAACAAACGTTAATGTTTTAAACAAAACACTAAAGCGTTTGCAAGTTAAAGAAAATAGCATTAACTTTGCATCCGAAATAACAAGGTTGTGAAGTAAGGCGCACGACTGACTGACATTTGAACAATTTTACAAAATAAATATTTTTATTAGCTCCAAGCGTGGAGCTTCGTCATTCCGTTCATCGCCTTACATAAGTGGACGGTTGACACAAGCCCTGTCCGCACTCGTGACTTTAGCGGATGGGGCTTTTCGTTTCCACCACAGCCAAATATAATTATTAACAATTTAAATTTTAGGTAAATGACATTAGAATTTAACAAAACTGATGTAAATGTAGAGGCTTTACCAGTAGTCTCAGAGTTCCTTAACAATGAAAAGAGAGGTATTGAAGTTGTAGAGATTATCGAGCATGACGGCAAACAAGCCGTGAACGCAAGGGAGCTGCACCAAAAGTTGGGCAGTAAGCAAGACTTTTCAACATGGATTAAAAATCGCATAGAAAAGTATGGATTCGTTGAAAATCAAGATTTTGAAGTTTTCCACAAAATTATGGAAAACTCAAATGGTGGTCGAAGTCGTATTGAGTATGCCTTATCTTTGGATATGGCAAAGGAGTTGTGTATGATTGAGAACAATGAGCAAGGTAGATTGTTCCGTAAGTACTTCATCGAAGTCGAGAAAGCTGCCAGAGTCAAGTACGAGCAGGAGAAGCTGGACAAGAAAGCTTCCGATTCCTTTGACATCAAGCTGAAGTGGTTGAACTTTCTTCCTGGTTATCTGAACCTCAGCGATGTTTCCAAATTGGCGATGGCTAAGAAAATTGCTGAACCATTAGGGTTGCCGACACCTGATTATGTGAGCGCACCGAATGGTGCAAAGCATTCCGCTACGGAGTTATTGAAATCTCATGGTGTAGGCTTGTCTGCTCGAAAGTTCAATGAGTTGGCGGTAAAGGCAGGATTATTGAAACTAAAAGAGCGCAAGGGTACGAACAAGGTACACAAGTATTGTGAGATTACCAAGAAAGGATTGGCTTATGGTGAGAACGACATCAACGAGAAGAATATGAATCAAACACAACCACATTGGTATGATTCTAAATTTGGGGAGGTATTGGAAATCATCGGCTACAAGTCTTCCAAGCAAGTAGATATGTTTGCAAGCGGTGAGACACACTAAGACAACTGTAGTAATATTGATATATAATCGAGAAGGAGGGGAATGCGTGATGCACTCTCCTCTTTTTTTTATGGTGAAAGTTTTTGTTTTTCACAATATAGATAAGTGTTGTTAAACTGAATGCTAATTTTTGGTAGAGTGGAATATAATAGTTATCTTTGTAGTCGAATTTCAAACTTATAAGGATATGAAGATATTAGAACCGAAATATGAAATCCTATCCCAAGGCGAGGGTATGGATGGAGTTTACAAGCAGATAGAGTTGTGCGGTCGCACTTGCTATGCGTCAAGTATGAAGATTGACAAAGACAGCGCAAAGCCTTTCGTTGAGCGTATGGTAAGCAGCAACCATCTTGCCATGTGTGAACATGGAACAATTTATCTCCATGTTGCTTACGATAATGACTTCTTTGTTCCGGAGTCTCTACTGGTCAAACACTATCGTGAGAACAAGTATTCCAAGGTGATGCAGATAGGTAACGATTACTATATTACGACCAACTACAGAGTTATAGTAGAGAATGAATGGTTTGATGATTTGGACTATATCTGCGAGCCTACGAAATGGCATGAGAAGCGAATAACCGTCCGCTTTACTACTCAGATTGCGGTAAGTAGAGAGGCTAACAGACATCGTGTAGATTCCGTAGCGGAACAAAGCACTAGATATTGCAACTATAGTAAGGATAAGTTCGGAGGCGAGATTGCTATCAACAAGCCAAAGTGGGTTAGCGAAGATGATGCGGTTAATCCATCGTCTTTTGATGGTGGAACATTTGTTGACCTATCAAAGAACATCGGTAGTTATGAGCATTGGAGTCCGGTAGAAAAATGGTGGTTTGCAAATAGAGTATGCGAAATGATGTATTTGTCTTTGGTCAAGGATGATGGTCTTAAGCCACAGGATGCGAGAACGATACTTCCTCTTGATACCAACACGGAGTTGATTCATACAGCATTCGTGAGTGATTGGCTTCATTTCTTCGATTTGCGATCAAAAGGAACTACCGGAAAGCCTCATCCAGATATTGAGGTCTTGGCAACCCCATTGATGAATGAGTTCAAGGAACGAGGTTTGATTTAATCGCTTATGAAGAAGAAAGCCAAGCAAATAGCCAATGTGATGAGCAATGACTCTTTGGAGGTTGTTGCTCAGATGATTGCTGATGAGGCTAAAGGTGTGCGCTATGAAGTGTATGCTGATGGCTCTAGTAAGAACAACAAGTGTGGTTGCGGTTGGCTTGTGCTTCATAAGGGAGCGATTATCAATAGTGGGAAATATACATTTATGACAGCCAAAGTGAACGATTCGGTGAGAGCCGAAATAAGGGCGGTCATTCAAGCATTGGGTGATTGCCCTCCTTTGTGTTCTGTTGATGTATATGTGGATTGCCAAGTGGCTATAGAGAGAATACAGGCTTGCAAGTTAGGAGACTTACAGCCTATATATAATAAGGTAGCGAAAGGCAAGGTGATAAGATACCATTGGGTTAAGGCTCATAGAGGTAATATGTATAACGAAATGGTGGATTCTTTGGCTTTTTCTGCTACAGAAAGTTAATTTCGCGCCTACATATATAATAAGCGTTAAAATATAAAAGAAACACATTAAATAATTTGCATATTTCAATAATTCTTTGTATCTTTGCGTTGTAATTAAGAAACAAGGTTACTAATTAAAAAGGTGAGACACACCGTAAAAACTGTGATTCGTTATGAATACTAGATTGAGTAAGAAAGAGACAATGGTTTATGGCAACATCGAAGTGATAGCTGATGTAATTGGTGGTAACAAGTACTTTACATTTGCTGAGTTGTATGATTTCGATTTGGATAACACCAAGGATGAGTTGAAAGAAATTTTAAACTCTTTGACTGAGAAAGGTTACTTGAAGAGCTTTCACGATTTCTACGAAACTTATCGAGTTTTAAAGTAAGAATAACAAAGGGGATATGAAATCCCCTTACAATATAAATTTAGAGCGTGAGACACACGTAAAACTGTATTGAAGCAATGAAAAAGGTATTCACAATTGAGAATGCGTTAGCGTTTTTATTTGCTCTTGAAATAGTATCATTAATTTATTTTCTTGGATAGGGCTTATGCAGATTAAGTTTGGTAAGATAAAGTTTACTGCGGCTAAGTCCGAAAAAGGATGCCGCTTTGATGCTTGCTACAAAGGGGAGCATGTGGCTTTTGAGAGTGAAGATATGTCTTTGTATGATGATGTTTTTTCTGATAATAACAGAAGAGCAAAGGCTGCAAAGAGAGTGATTTACGAGAATATTAAGCACAAGTATTATGAGACCCATAGAGATTAGCGATTTCAACGCTGCCGATGAATTTATCGTTGAGGCAATGATGCAAGATGGCAAATTCAAGGTTATCGGCAAGGTTATTATTGATAATAATCTTCTGAATGATGATGATTTGGAAACCATCTGGGATTATGCCAACTGGGAGACGAACGGCTATGAAAAGATGGTTGTCTCTAATGGAGTGTACAAAGGCTTGAAAGCATTTAGCGATGGTCGAATGTTCTATGTAATTTCGGATGAAGAGGTCGGAGTGGTAAACGACAATATCATGGTACGTAAGCATTATGATGTCAACAATGGCTATTATATTAAGTCATCAAGGTTGCACAAGGAACAATCCAGGGACTTATGGTGCTTTGGTAGCCGTGAGACCATAACTAGAGAATATAAGTCAAACCATTTTATATGTGGTAAGTGATGGCAAAAAAGATTAATCATATTAAGCCTTCCTTCATTGAAGGTGGTGAAGTTTGGCATGATATTGATAAGTTCCCGATGCTAGGCCACACTATTCTAGTTGAGTTACAGGTAAAAGGCTCAGACGGATTGATTTACCGGACGCAAGATGTATGTGTTGAACGTGCAAATAGATTTGAGCCTACGATGTCTTTTGTCCCTAAGCGTTGGGCGTATGCGATAGACTTAGCTCAATGCAAGAAAGTGGAAGGATAAAATAAAATACAAATTAAGAATAAGCATATGGAAGAATCGAGAGTTGTTTACACATTACCAGTCTTGTATAATGAGCAAAGTGGTACAAACGAAGGTGTATGTGTAAGAAAAGAACTTGGAGTAGTTGTTGCAATCGACAATGAAGATGAGTTTAAGGGTGTTTTTTCAAAGGACGGTGAGGTTGATGTATTCAAGCAGTTACTATCACAAGAAGTGTATCGTTACTATACAGAGCACAACGCATTCCCTACTGGGCCTTTGGTTTCTTACAAGGTGGATGGCGACATCATCTTTGATTACGTTGAAGTAACTATTGGAAAGATGTATGGTGGTTATGTATATATTGTGCATTACAACTTTGCAAGCACGGCATCATAAGAAACAAGTTTGATTATGACATTAATAATAGATAGAATTAAGATTTCGGCTCAGATTAAAGTGTTGGAGGATATTGCTGTTGACTATAAGGGTAAGACAATAGATAACATCATCCAACAGCTAGAAGCAAGATTGAGTGTGCTGAAATAAGTTCAAATTCCAGTAGTTGGAAGATTATGAGTGGTGGACGTTTTGATTATGCTCAGTATAGGATTGCTGACATATATACAAAGATAGAAGATTATATTGATGGTCATCCATTGGATGAGGAAGATGAAAGATGTTTTCTCGAAGACCGATGGTTAGAGGAGGATGAAGACAAGTATGTTAGAAAGCATCATCATACGATGCCTAACAAATACGGCTTGTCTAAAGAGACTATCAAGGAATTTAAGAAGGGCGTTGAACTTCTGAAGAAAGCTCAGGTTTATGCCCAAAGAATTGATTACCTTCTTTCCGGTGATGATGGAGAAGATAATTTCCATCTACGTTTGAAAGAGGATTTGGCAAATTTAAAAAGTAAAAAAGGATAGATTATGAGTTGTAATTATCGCTTAGATACACCTATGATGCAATTAGCTGAAGAGGTGAACAAGAAATATGATACCGATGCAGGTAAGATGCTTCTTTGCACTTATCTCTTCATGGTATCAAGTGAAGAGGTCAAGGACAAACAAGCTTTCTTTGATTGGGTAGAAGAGCTGAGTAAGTCCTGTAAATGTGATGCGGTAAGGGAGTACGTGGAAATCAAGGACAAAGCCGATTGGCTGCATGGTGGATTCAATAAGCCGATTTACCGACACTACAAGGGTAATTTCTATGAGTACCTTGGTGAGGTTACTGATAGCGAGACTTCTGAAGCTAAGGTTGCGTATCAAGCAGTGTGCGGACAACATGAAGTTTGGGTGCGACCAAAGGATATGTTCTTTGGTAATGTTGAGGTAGATGGTAAGCCGGTTCCTCGGTTTGAGAAGGTAGATTTAAAAGACTTAGAGAAACAAGCCGAGAGTAATGGACAGAAAAAGGATTAAGAGTTTGCTAGGTCAAGCAATCTTGCGAGTAAATGAAGTCGTACCGAATTTCGATGATTTGGATAAGATACTTCCTTTGCTCAGACAGGCGATTGATGAATTAGATAAGTCAGAATCGGGTTCAGTTTAGAAAGGGTGAAAAATGGCAAATAGGCATACGGTAAAACCGAAGGTAGTTCCTTTTGAGATAGCCAAGCTTCTGAAGGAGGTTGGCTACGATGAAAAGATAGCCGAATTTTGGGCTTACGCCAGCCCTTGGACAGCAAAGGGTGGCATTCGTAAGGGTGGTAAATATAGTGAGCATTACGGAAGTTATATCGCTTATTCAAATTCCGAGTGGGAGAAATCCAATATTGAGTTTTCTGCTGCCTTAAAGTTGAATAGTAAGCATCCGGCAATATCCGCTCCAAGCTATGATATGGTGTTAGATTGGCTTTTAGAGCATTTCGGTTACTATATTTGTGTTGCAAACATTTCGAAAGGTAAGTTCTGTTGGCAAACTACATCATGGTGTGTAGAGGAAGGCTGTGTCATACAGATGGTAAGGAATATTCCAGTAGATACGATGCAATGGATGCCGCTTTCAAGAGCATCTTAAAGGCTCGCATTGAGAATAAAGATAACGAGGAAATCAGAAGACTTTTGGAGGAAATACAAGATGGAAAGACTTTATGATACTTTTGTACACGCAATAATGATGAAGTTAGAAACTCGTTTATGTATTGAACTCGAATGTGTTTATAAGAATATAACAAACAAGATTGTTGAGAAGAAAGGTAAACTCACCAACGAAGACGTAATTGAGTTTCAGAAAAAACTACAAGAAGTGTACGACACGAATGCTGCTATTCGTGAAAAGGTTACTGGCATTAAAGATTTCAAGAATTGCATCTTAACTAAAGAAGCATGTGAAGAGCTAATAAAGCGACTTAGCGTGATTAATATAAAAGAAAATGAACAAGCAAAGAATGATAGAGTGGATAGCCACCTGTGATACAGGTGTCTCTTCAATGACTATGTGGAGTGCATTGATGGGGGTAAAACGAAAGAAAGATTTGAATATTCCCAAAGACAATAGTGACTTCCGTAGATGCTATGACATGGTAGAATACGGACACGTAACCTTGGATGAGCTACAAGCTGTGAAGGAGCAGTATCCTTGGTTTGCTCCTGTTGTTGACAATTGGAAGGAGTTGTCTCTTTTGTTTGAAGAAGAGCTGGACAAACGCTTGTATATGCGTATTCGTCAGCTATGTGAAGAGTCAGATGCTATCCGGTATGAGAAAAAGGGAGAACTTTATTATGAGAGGAATTTTTGGTATAATATAACACAATAATCAAATTAAGAATGAAGAAAATTATCTTAATGTTTTGTTTTGCGATACTCGGCATGAGTGCGCTTACAAGTTGTCATTCGGTTTCTCCCGATGCAGACGAAGAAGCCGTAATCGTAAAGAAGCCTTGGTTTATTGGGCATGGAGGTGTTGAACAGCAAGCAGTGCAGACTGGTCTCACTTGGTGTTGGTGGTCAACGAGTGGTTATTACTTCAAGATTGTTCCAGTCCGTCATGAGATTACCCTAGATGATTTGTTTAGTGACGATAACACGCCACTTGACTTCCATACTGTAATCATTACTCAGATTGAGCAAGGCAAGTCCCCAATTCTTTTGCAGAATTATGGAGAGAAATGGTTTGATACTAATCTCAACAATTATTTCTGCAATCTGGTTCGAGACCATATTTCTCAGCATTCCCCATTTGACTTGATGTCGAATCGGCAAGTGCTTAATCAGATTGACAACAAGATACGCAAGCAGATGCAGGACTATGTGAATGCTCTATCAAAGAAAAAGCAGATGCCTATCATCATAAAGGAGGTTATCATTGGTAAAGCTACACCAAACAAGGAACAGCTTAATGAAATGAACCGCACGGCAAAGGTCGTGCAAGCCAAGCAGACACAAGAACGTGAATATGAAGTGCAGATAGCAAGAGAAAAGGCTGAGCGACAAAAGGCAAAGGCAGATAAGGCATATATGGAAGAAATGAACCTTTCCGCTGGTCAGTTTATCAACCTTAAGTGGATTGAAACAGTAGCAAATAAGCAAGGAGCAAATATTGATGTTATGGTTGGCCCTGCTGAAAGCATGTGGAATATAAGACGCAATTAATTAATTTATAAATCAAGAAAACAGAAATGAATAAAGACAAATTAAAGGTCAGTTTTGAGATTGATCGTTACAAGGTGATTGGTATGCTCTCACGAAATTGTGAGAATGCTGAAGAGTACAATGAGATTATGGGTATTCTTGAAGGCAAGAGTGAGTTTGTGCGTGATGCGAATGGTAACGAGGAACTTGCAAGCCGCATTTGCAATTATGCTTTAGACTCTATCTTGGTTGAGAATCCAGATTTGGCTCTCCGTAAGCGTTTGGATAATGAACAGAAAGGCGAGGATGCTCCTGATGTTTCAAATGTTATCGAAATTAAAGGTGATGACGCAAAGAAACTTGTAGAAACCCTTTGCGGTATTCTCCGCAAGGATAAGTGATGTGAAATTCATCAAAAGAATATAAATAAACACTAAAACACTTGCAAGTATAAGAAAAAATGCTTATCTTTGCATCGTGTTTGAAACAGATGGCCTTCAGAGAGGTCGCTTCTACCATAATAAGTCAAGACTTAGGAGTTTACGGCATGGTTTATAGATTACCCAGCCCAGCTAGACTATAACAAGGAAACTCTTATTAGGGTGAGAGACCCTAGTTGCTGCATTAGACAAGTGGTTAAGTCGCCAGCTTTTCACGCTGGTATTCAAAGGTTCGAATCCTTTATGCAGTACTAAATTGCCCTATGGTGTAATGGCAACACTACAGGTTTTGGTTCTGTCATTAGTGGTTCGAATCCGCTTGGGGCAACGATGTGGTATTTGATATGAATTCCATAAAAGGTGCGATATTCAAGCGGTTAAAGAAGATAGACTGTAAATCTATTCCCATTGCGGGTTCGGTGAGTTCGAATCTCCCTTGCACCACGAGTAACTTTGTCAGATTACGAGGAATGTAGCTCAGTAGTAGAGCACTTGGCTTGGTAACTAAGGGGGCGTTAGTGCAAATCCAATCATTCCTTTACGCTTTCGTAGCTCAGTGGCAGAGCATAGGATTTTTAATCCTAGGGTCGAAGGTTCGAATCCTTCCGTTGGCACAATGAAACACAAGAAGAGAGCCGTGAAGTTTGTTCTGTTGGAATCTCGGACATCTGTCAACGGGTAACGTAGGAAACAGATGGAGTGAATAAAGTTGTGAATAAGCTTATGGACTAGGGAAGCAAGCGGAATGGCCTCTTTTTTGTGATTCATTAGAGGGTTTAACGAAAAATTGAAGAATATGAAAAGTCCGTTAAGAATGGCAGTCGCTTTAGAAAAGAACAACAAGGTATATCCAAAAGATGTACGTAAGTTCTTGATGGGATTGTACGCCACGTTGCATTTGACAGATAACGCAACGGCTAAAGATATGGAAAAGGTGGTATATTATGCTTTTCGGAATGGCTACCTGTTAGGTGTCAAGTCTGAAGGTGGTGATGACCAAAAAGCGTATGACCGATTGCCGGATTTGGGAGTAGAAGAAGATATTGGTGATGATTTAAAAAGATAGTTGATAAAAATTGGTAATTAGTTAGTAGAGTTTTTAGGCTTTGGTGTGTGAACATCGAAGCCTTTTTATATATAATAAGGTAAAATAAAAGCTGAAAATGTTAACAAAACCCACATAACAGTCATGAAAGGTTAAAACACGAAAGAAAAACATTAAAAAACTTACATGTTTCAAAACTTATTCGTATCTTTGCATCGTCAATCAAGATAAGTTGGTTGATTTGCCGAGTGACAAGTTTCACTCATAAAGGTGAGAGCGACACCAAGGGATAAGACCCGAAACAACTAGCACAATTGATTATGTCTAAGCAGACTGGTTTTTCATTCGCAAGTTCAAAGAAGTCATTAATTGAGACTATTGACGAAATCAAGAAGTCAAAGATGCCTCGCAACGAAAAGATTGTTGCATTGAAAGCTTGCGGTCTTCGTGAGAAAGAAATCTCCGATATGTTGAAGGTCTGTGTACCTAGCGGTTCTACTTCAACGAGATTCGTTTATACATTCGGTGTTGAGATTGAATGTGTTCATGCCGAGCGCAATGCCTTGATAGAGGCAGGTCGTCAGAATGGTGTTGATATTCATTCTGAGGGCTATAACCACACCGACAACAAGAGTTATTTCAAGATTGTTAGTGATGCTTCAGTTGGGGGTGATGTTGACCCTAACGAGGTTGTTAGTCCGGTATTGAATGGTAATACAAATGGTATGGCAACTTTGAAGAAGGCTATCAAGTCTTTGGATGCCGTAGGTGCAAGAGTAAATTCTACTTGTGGTCTTCACGTTCATATTGGTGCAGCTAAGTTGACAGGCGAGCAGTATGTTAACGTCTTCAAGAATTATCAGAAGCTTGAAAGATTGATTGATAGCTTCATGGCTCCTTCAAGAAGAGGTAATTGCCGTTGGGCAGCCAGCTTGCTTGACAAGGATTTCACTAATTGTCACAGCAATCAAGATATTAGATTCGATGTCTTTCATGGAGATAGATATTATAAGGTCAATGCTGAGAGCTATACACGTCACAGGACAATCGAGTTTCGCCAGCATCAAGGTTCAACCAATTTCAAGAAGATAGAAATGTGGGTGAAGTTCTGCGCAAAGCTTGTCGGTTGGTCTCGCAACAATGTCTTCACTAGTGAGGTTATGAATATCGAAGATATACCTTTCTTAAATAAAGAAGAGAAGGCTTTCTTCCAGAGTCGCAAGGACGCATTTGCAGCCAATAACGATTAATTAATGTAGTCCTAGGGTAAAAGCCCTAGGACACAAAGAAATCAAAGTATTATTAAGAAAAAAGAAAGGGTAAAGATATGTGTGTTATTATTGTATGTCCGAAAGGTGTTGCTTTGCCATCTGTTGATGAGCTGAAGGCAGCGTATATGCGAAATCCTGATGGTTGCGGTTTTGTGAGCGAGTCTGACCATTACAAGAGTTTGCATTTCTCTACATTTATCCGTAGATTGATGAAGCGAGATATAAATGAGAATGTAATCATACATTTTAGATTTGCTACTCATGGTTCTGTCTGTGTCAAGAATTGCCATCCATTCTGCAAGGCAGGTTATTGGTTCGCACATAATGGAGTGCTCCCGATTTGCTCTGAGCATGATAAAACGGATAGTCAGATTTGCTTTGAGCGTTTTATCTATCCTACTATCAAGAAATATGGTTGGGGTTCTGATGAACATATGAAAGAAATGAACAAATGGACTGCTCATAGCTCTAAGTTTGCAATGTTGCATAATGGTGAGATTTTGAAGTCCGGTAAATTCATAGAGCGTGATGGACGGTTCTATTCAAATTTGAATCATTTGGGTTATATGAGAAATGTCATAAACTTTTAGATATTTTAATGTTTAGGTTCTTTTTAATTCGACAAGCGTCAGATGTCCGTGAGGATATTTGGCGTTTTTTTGTTATATAAGGTGTTTTATTTTGTGTTGCTATTAATTATTCGTTTATGTGATAAAATAGCCTTAAATCGCTTAGAAATGCCGTTATTACTCACTTTTTAGCAAAAGTGAGATACTTGCAAATGATTTAGTGTATTTATTGTTCTTTTCGTATTATCTTTGCACTAGTTTTAACAAATATATCGAAATAATGAAAGATAAAATTTTCCAGTTACTAAAACAAGAGTATAAGTCTCTTGGGTTAGGTGATGAAGTTCTTCAGGCACATGCCGAAATGCTTGATAAGATGGGGCTTGTTACTGATGACAACATCGAGACAGTGGTTGCTAGTCAAAAGAGTTTTTTGGAGTCCTTGCAAAAGGACAATGACCGCAGAGTTACCGATGCCAAGAAAAAGTTCGAGGAGGCACAGAAGGCTAAAGAAGATGCTGAACGCAAGGCTGCTGAAGAAGAAGCTAAGAAGAAAGCTGACGAAGAAGCCAAGAAAGCCGCTGAAGAAGCCGAAAAGAAACGCTTGGAGGAATTGGCAAAGAAAAACGAAATGCCGGATTATCTCAAGAAATACTTTGAAGAGCAGGCAGCAGAGAAGAAAGCTTCAGATGAAGCGAGAACAAAGGAACGTGAAGAGTTCAAGGAACTCGTTAAGACCTTGACTCAGAAGAACACAGATCAAGCCAAGACTTACAACGAACAGATGGAGGAGCAAAGCAAGACTATTAAGGAATTGCAAGAAACAATCCAAAAGCAAGCTGAGGAGGCTAAGGCTAAGGAAGAGGCTGCTGCAAAGGCAAAGGCAAAGGCAGACCACGATGCGAAGATTTTATCAAAGGCTAAGAAGTTGGGCATTCCCGATAGTCGTATTGACGAGGGTTTCAATCTGAGCGATGATGCTACAGATGAAGCTATCGACACATACCTCTCAAAGGTAGCGAACAACTACAAGGCATTGCTACAACCACAATTCGGGGGCAGCTATCGTGCAAGCGAAGGTGAGCCAACAAAGGAGGAAGTTGACGATGTAGCCGCATCATTAGTTCAGTCACTTTAAAAATTGAAAAACATGAATCAGGAATTGAAGACTACGAAAAAGCAAATTGTCTTTGGTGAGGATTCCGTCATTATCCAGAAATGGGAAGGCGACATCAAGGGCGGTCGTGCTTTGGATTGGACAGGCGTAAACGATGAAGTTCTTTACGCAGGTCGTGTTATCGTGACAGATGATAAGGGAACTTACAAGCCATTGCCTATCGATACAGGCAATTATAAGGCTTTGGGAACAGCCAGTGACCCATTGGAGCATTACAAGTATGCAGGTGTTCTCTATCGTTCCATTCTGAACGGTGAGCCAGCGGCAATTATGACTGCTGGACAAGTAAACAAGGTAGCAGCTAAGGCTGCGAATGGTGCAGACTATCCGGATGCGTTCCTTACAGCTATGCCAAAGATTGCTTTGGTTAGCGATGAGGATGCTAACAAGTTCGATGAGTCTGATGCAACTATGGATAAAGACTAAAAGAAGGAGGATAACAGATGGAAAAATCACTTTATTTTCAGTTGGTCAATAAATACTTCCCACAACTTGTTGCAAGTGTAGTAGAGAAGTTGAACGGCAAGAATCAGACCACATTGACCTATATGTACCGAGACCACTTGACTAACACATATAGTCAGGACGGACGCTGGGCATCAATTACTGCGGAATATACACGAGTTGCTGCTGACGTTGTATCAATGGATGCAGAACTCCCATTGAAGAGCCGTGATAAGGTTTCAACCGCTGAGGGTCAAATCCCAAAGGTTGGTATGAAGCTTTACATGACAGAGAAGCAGCTTAAGGATTTGGATAACATGATTGCGCAACGTTTGCCTCAGCCACAGATTTTGCGTAACTTGTTTGCAGACCTTCCTCGTTGTATTCAGGCGGTTTACGAGCGTATTGAAGATATGTTCCTCAGTGAGCTGTCAACAGGTGTAGCTTTGGCAACTCGTTCCGGTGGTACTGGTGTCCGAGTTGATGTAGGTTTTGCCGAGAAGAACAAGTTTGGTCACGGTGCTAAGGCTTGGGACGCAGAGGATGCAACTCCTCTTGATGACATCCAATTGGTTTACGACAAGGCGATGGACGACCAAAACACCATCACTACTTGTTATCTTGATGATTACACAATCAAGTTGCTTGGCAAGAACAAGCAGGTTCGTGCTCAGTTTGCCTTCAATCAAGGCATTGCACTTAGTGGGGATAACAGCAACATTCCTATTTTGAGCTTTGAGCAGATTGCGTCTATCTTTAGAAATAAGTGGCAGACCAACTTGGTACGTGTAGCCCGTACAATCAAGACCGAGCTTAACGGCAAGAAGGGAACACACAACCCTTGGGCTAAGGGCCATATGACCTTTACTTGCTATGATAACTTGGGCGATTTGTTCTGGACTAACGTAGCAGAAGCAACAAGACCAGTTGCAGGTGTAACTTATCAGACCGCCGAAGAGTTTATCTTGGCTAGCCGTTATTCTACCAACGACCCACTCCGTGAGTTCACCAGCTCACAAGCAATGGTTGTTCCTATCTTGAATAACGTTGATGCTATCTACTCTTTGGACTCAACACAAGCAGTAGGTTAGGCTTATGAGAGGTGAGGTAATTAGTCCGTTCCGTGATAAGTTTCATTTTAACACCATCTATGAAGTTGGTGCAGTCTTGGACTTTGACGAAGAACGCATGAACTCCCTTATCGAACGTAAGCTTTGCAAGATGTTGGAGGTGCAGGATGATAACCATTCTGCACCTCTAAAAGACGATAAGGAAATTAAAGATACTCCTAAAAAGGAAGTCTTGAATGATGGAAAGGAAAATCCTGTAAAGGAAGAAGAAAAGAAGTCTGAAGAGACACCTAAGAAGGAAGTTTTGAAGGAGAAAAAGGAGAGCAAGCCTAAAAAGGAGAAAACTCCAAGAAAGGATGCTGTCGAGTCAACCGAAGAGAATTCCCAAAAGGAGAATGTAGAAGAAGAACTTGACGAAAAAGCAAAGAGCGAGCAGGAGGCTGCAAAGAAAATCGCTGAGGCTATGAGTCAGGCTCAGAAATAAGGATGTCACATGAAGATAAGAGAATACATTTCGCAAAAGTTGCGTGCTTGGAATATTACCGATGCTCAATTGGAAGATATTTCGTCAGGTATAGACCTTGACGAAGAATATACGTCTGATAATTCGCAGGTTGTAGGCAAGGCGATGATTTCCGTAATCGAGGAACTGATGCTTGCTCCATATATGAGCAATGTGAACGAAAATGGATTCTCTGTCTCTTGGGACTACTCTAGGATAGGACAATACTATATGTGGCTTTGCCGAAAATATGGTGTTGCTCCGGATAATGAAGTGGTGGCAGCTTTAGGGCTTTCCACTATCACGGATAAGTCTGATATTTGGTAAATGTCTAGGTTATGTTATATTCCCCTCATATATTAAAGAAGAAGTTCGTGAATAAGGTTGTCAACAAGTACAACGAGGTCATTGGCTCTTCTGAGGAATGGAAAGAAATGGGGCGTTGTCGGTGCGATGACAACTCTACCGAGCATTTCACTACCGAGAATGGTAGCATATATACACCGAAATATCATATTGTTTGTGACAAGTGCCAGATTTCCGAAGGTGATGAAGTCAAGGTCTATTCCGATGATGGAAGCTACCGAGGAGGTGGAAAGGTCTATAATGCCCCTAAGTGCAATTATCTTGGTTATATGAGTATCTATGTCTGATGTTATAAAGGATGAGATAGACGCTTTCTTTGCGCAGGGAGAAAGGGAAGTAGATGAATTCCTTGATAGGTTAGGTAAAACTGCTGTTGAGCTTGATAAGACTAACGGAAACTACCGAAACCGAACAGGTAATCTCAGAAGGTCTAACTATAGTAATGTACATGACCATACCTTGACTCTTGGTAATAAAGCGGAATATGCGTCTGATGTTTCCTCTAGAGGATATGATGTTATAGATTCGGGTATTCAGTATATCAAGAAAGAAATCGAAGATATGCGATGATAACAGAAATAGATGCAGGTCATGTAATCTATGACGACTTGGAACTTATGGGAATGGAACGAAGACTGAAAGGACATCTGAAAAAGGGTGGACTTGAAGGGGAAAGACCTATGGTCGGTGAGAAGATTCCCGATGAAGGCATGATAGTAATCATTCCTAAGCGCATGAGTGCAGACAAGACATATTTCAACGATTGTACTATAGAGGTAAACATATTGCTCAAAGATATAGAGGGCGAGGCTAATCCTCAGTTGAACGAGCTTTTAAAGAAGGCTATTGAAATCCTGTCCGACAATGAAGTCGGAAAAGCAGAGGATGTATGGTATCGTTATTCTATCCGCTCCCACGGCATAGAGCAAGAGAGTAGGTTGAGTTGCCATTACGCAAACATAACTATTGATTTTGAAACATTAAACGTAAGATAAGATGAAACCATTTATTGGAATCAAGAGAATTTGGTATGGTGCTCCTCTTACCGAGGCAAATACACCTGCTAAGTTGGCTACATGGTTGAAAACCGCTACAGAGGTCTTGAACAGCCATGAGGGAACATGGGGATATTCTCAGGATGACCCTAGTGTTACCGAGTACAAGAACGAGCTGAACGGACAGGTTTACTATCGTGACAAGACTGATGAGGGTGCTAAGACAATTACATTCTCTATTGGTGTCTTCTCGTGGAAGAACAAGGTAGACTTGCAAGGTGGTAAGATGTACAAGGCAACAGGAGAAGAGACTACAACGGAGGCAGAAGCCGTAGGTTGGTCTTCTAGCCAAGATTTGGCAAACATCAACAAGTGTATTGTTGCTCAGACCAAGACCGGAAACTACATCGTCTTCTCGAATGCAGCTATCGTAGCCAAGGGAGACCAGCAGGACAAGAATATCACTTTGGGTATTTCTGCCGTTGCCATGGAAAGTGAGACCGATGGTGTGGCTGGCGAGTACCAATGGGAAGGTTCTGCAGTTGTGGAACAGGAATAAGGTATAAACGACAAATGATAGAGGGGGATGGTATTACTGCCGTTCCCTTTTTTTATATTAAGAACTATGAGTAAGGCAAGTAAATTAGTTGCGGATGCTATTCTTGGGAAGGATTCCGTAACAACAATGGTGAATGGAAAGACTTATTGTATTTCACCGCCAACTATTATAAAATTGGTAAAGGCGGCTAAATACCTTGACCGTTTTGAGGAAGGCAAATCGCCAGGGGAAATCTTAGGGATGATGAAAGATTTAGGTGACGCTTGCAAGGCATTATCTGTGTTTATACAAGGCGATGAATCCATTAGTGATGAATTATCTAAAGGAACACTAGAAGATGTTGTCAATGGCTTGCAAATGGCTTATTCTCTAATTTCAATAAAGGATTTTCAGAAGCTATCAATTTTGGCGAAGAGTGCGGCGAGGATGATAGCAAAACCACGACCATAGGAAACGATACACTCTTAGGCAAGATTGCATCTTTTATGGATAGTCTGCATTTGTCGTACCAAGAGGTCGTGAGAGAAATACCTTATAGGAACTTGCTACTGATGGCAAAAGACAAGCAAAGAGTAGCATATGGTGATGTAATGTATGAGGTAACGGAAGAAGAGTTTGGAATGAACTTCAAAAAAGGATAAGTTTAAAATAATGCAAATAAAGTATTAAAAGCACTAAAACGTTTGCATGTTAGCGAAATATTGTTTATCTTTGCAAGCGCAGAACAAAAAGGATAAAATGGCGATTTAAGAAATTGATAAGATATTAGAGACACGAAACCCGATGGACTATACCGAAAGGCAGTCCGAGTCACTATTCCTTTGACTTTGCAATCGGTAGTTTCGTGTTTTTATGTTTAAAATAAGATGCAAGACGTAAGGTTAATATTCGAGATACTTGTTTTCATGTTGCTTTGCGTTTGTCTCATATTGCTTGCTGTAAGTAGATATAGGCAAAAGAAAAAGCGTGAAGAACCAGAGCGAAAGGAAATGGACTTGATAGACTTCTTTTCTTTGGGAGGAGTTGCCTATTATTGGAACAAAGGTGGTAAGCAGCAGAAATGCTACACATACGAAGAATTTCTGAAAATCAAGGCTGACTATGTGGAGCTTTGGTTGAATCAGAATAGATATATTTTTAACTCTCAATTAGATAGCGATGATATATAAAGTATTTGTTTTGTTGCCGACAATAGTTGTGTCAGATGGTATTGTTGGTATAGCTTGGCTAGGAAAGGTTTTTGGCTGGCGATATGGAAAGAACAAGAAAAAGAGCAAGAATGTGTCCTTAATGATAGGATATAACACAGGAATGTCTCTTAAGTCAAAAATAGACGATAACGCAGCGGATGATTATTTAAGACGCATTGCCGAAGAAAACAGAATCTAAATTCAAGGGTTAGATGCCCTTTTTACAACCATATTACTTGTGGTTATTTTTATACATCGGTTTTTATTAACGATTGTTTTTTATGGTAGATAAATGTATAAAAACGAGCACAAGTTCCCTTATAGATGGACTAAAAAAGATGCTAATTTCACAAAAGACAAAGGTAAGGTAATGTCTTGCTTCTGTTGCGGAGGTGGCAGTTCATTTGGTTATAAATTAGCTGGCTACGATGTTGTAGCATGTAATGAGATAGACCCAAAGGTTATGAAAATGTATTTGAAGAATCACGATGTCAAGTACGCTTTCAATTGTGATATTCGTGAGTTGATTACCAATATCAATATGGGGGGGCATATTATGAAAGAAGAGCTTCATGATTTGGATATATTGGATGCTAGTTTCCCTTGTTCGGTATTCAGTATCGCAGGTGATCGTGAAAAGGCTTGGGGAAAGGAAAAAGTATTCCGAGAAGGTCAGAAGGCGCAAAGGCTTGACGATTTAGCTTTTTATTCAATTGACCTCGCTAAAGAACTAAAGCCAAAGGTTGTGGTTTTTGAGAATGTCCAAGGTTTGTTACAAGGTGAAGCTATCGAGTACGTGAAAGAGATTTACAAGCAGATGGATAATGCCGGATATATCTTGCAGCATTGGTTGCTTAATGCACGTAATATGGGTGTACCTCAGAATCGACCTAGGGTGTTCTTTCTAGGATTACGCAAAGACCTTTGCAAGCCGTTTATGGTTCAGAAGGATTTGTTCGAGCGAGTGCCTAAGATAGATATGGACTTCAACGAGAAAGAAATTGTCTTGGATGAGTTCTCGGACTATAATGGAAGACAGATTCCTAAAGGAATGATGAAGTATTGGGAGTATAGAAACGAAAAGGACAATTCTATCGGTGATATTGTCAAGCGGATGGATAATCGTCTTTCTATGTTCAATAATATGTTTCTTAAAAAGAATAAGGTATGCAATACTATATCAGCAATGGAAGATAGGCTTGTGTATTTTGATAATCCAAGCTATATGTCTGCGCATGATACGATTTTAGCATCAACATTTCCTGAGGATTACGACTTTAATGGCATGAAGCCTTGGTTTGCTTGCGGAATGTGTGTTCCTCCAGTTATGATGGCTAATGTAGCTACGAGAATCTGGGATTGTTGGTTGTCAAAGATTAAAAAGGAGGAATGCGTATGATAACAGCAAGTATGACTTCGGGTGAGATACGTAGAGTATGAAACTTAGATGAAGCTAGAATCTATGAGTTTCAGATGCGAAAAGCTAATGAGCTAAAACGTGAAATGAGAAAGCAGAACGTAAGGCAAATGACCAAGACATACGAATTGGTTACACAAAATGCTAATTATTTCATAGTAGTAGGTGTAAAACAAGGCGGTGTTTTCGTGTCCGGTGTATTCATTTATCTGAAGGAAACCAACGAGTATATTCCTATGAGTAGAAACGAGGGGTATAGCGAGGATTGTTTTGCCATGAGCGTTCATTTTCTGAAGAGATTTGCAGAAAGGTTTTTGAAAAAAGACTTACCGATTGCCAAGATATTGCAAAAGATATATACATCGTTTACAGGTGCAGTTCAGCTCTATAGTGATGACAAGACAAGAAGGGTGGTATTTGCTATTCCAGAAGGGCTTATACTCACAGAATACGAGCAAGAAAAGCATATCATCCACTACAAAACCTTTGTAAGCATGGATATGCTAAAGAAGACACAAATGCGAAGTTACGAGAAGATTAGTGCATTTTTAATGGAATCTTGTCAGCAAATAGCTAAAGCAAGAGAAACTGGAAATGACGAAAGGCTGTGCGTTGTGTACAGAAGGTTTTACAATGATATTGATTTGCTAGATACAAAGGAGGCGCAAGCCATATATTCAAGTTTCTTTGAAAAAGGAGGTAACAATGAAAGATAAATGTATAACAAGGTTTCTTGGTGATATTAAGCCTATAAAGAATTACGAAAGGTATTATGTTAGCAAGCTGGGACATGTTTTTACTATTGGGAGAATGTCTCAATTAAAGGAAATTGCTCCTTGCAAGACACCAAAAGGTTATCTGAAGGTATGGCTTTACAAGAACGGAAAGCGCAAGATGTTTTATATCCATCGTTTGGTAGCTCAGGCTTTCTTGGAGAATCCAGAAGCGTTGCCTATGGTGAATCATAAGGATTTCGACAAGACGAATAACGATGTAGATAACTTGGAGTATTGCACTGCAAGATACAATGTGATTTATTCTGCTATAGCAAAGAAAACCTCTTCCGAATACTTGGGCGTGACTTGGAATAAGAGTGTAAGAAAATGGCAAGCTCAGTACCAGGTAGGTAAGAAGAAAACTTATATCGGATGCTTTGGTACGCAAGAAGAGGCTCATGAAGCTTATGTTAACGCTATAAAAGAGATTTGATATGCTTGAATTTGATAGAATATACAATTCCGACTGCATAGAAGGAATGAAACAAATAGAGAGCGGGAAAGTAGATTTAATTGTTACTGACCCACCATATTGTATCTCCTATAAGACCGGAAGGAGAGCAGATGACCATCGTTTTTCGAAGGAAATACTCAATGACGATAATGAGCAATTGATTATTGATTATATGAGCGAATGCTACCGGATTTTAAAGGATGATAGTGCTGCTTACGTCTTTTGTTCAGCCAAGACCTTGGACTTTTTTATGCAACAAGCGAGGAACGCAGGGTTTACCATTAAGAATGTGCTCATTTGGCGAAAGAACAACCATACGGCTGGAGATTTAGATGCGCAATATGGTCAATGTTACGAGCCAATCCTGTACTTGAATAAAGGCAGACGAACCATAAACGGAAAGCGTTTGGAGGACGTATGGGACTTTGATAGAGTTCCATCAGATAAATTGGTACATCAGAACGAGAAACCAATCCCCTTGCTTATGCAATGCATCTTGAAATCATCGGACGAAGGAGATTTGGTATTTGATGGTTTTATGGGTTCAGCAAGTACTGCTCTGGTTTGTATGCGAACAAACAGGAATTTCCTTGGCTTTGAGTTAGACGGGGAATATTTCAAGGTAGCACAAAAAAGAATCAAAGAAGAAATGTTTAATCAAAAAGATATGTTTGGATATGCTGGAGATAGATAAGATTTATCAAGTTGATTGTCTGGATGGTATGAGCAAGATTGATGACAAGTCCGTCTCGCTTATACTCACAGACCCTCCATATGAAATTTCAAGGGATTCCAATTATGCAAAGTCCGCTCCTATTGGTAAAGATACCGATAGATTTCGCATATCTATCGACTTTGGAGACTGGGATAAACAGGAAGCATTTGATATAGGCTCTATGATAAAAGAATCCTACAGGTGCTTGAAAGATGGTGGATATATAGTTTGTTTCTATGATTTGTGGAAGATTGGGGTCGTAAAGGATGCGATGATTAAAGTCGGATTTAAACAAATTAGATTTATAGAATGGATAAAAACAAATCCTGTTCCAATAAATAGTAAGACAAACTATCTCACAAACGCAAGAGAGGTCGCTGTGTGTGGGGTGAAAGGTAAAAATCCTATCTTTAATAGTGAATATGACAATGGAGTATATAGCTTTCCAATCTGTTGTGATAAGGGGAGATTTCATCCTACCCAGAAGCCTGTTAGTCTTTTCAGAAGCATTATAAACAAGCATTCCTGCAAAGGAGATATTGTACTAGACTGCTGTATAGGTAGTGGAACTACGGCTATTGCGTGTATTCAAGAAAATCGTAATTTTATAGGTTTTGAAACTAATAGAGAGTTTTACGACAAAGCAAACAAGAGAATAGAAAATGAATTAATGATAAAGCAAGACAGTTTATTTTGAAATGAAAGTTAGTGGGTGATATGATGGAGCTAAATAGAATTTATCAAGGTGATTGCCGAAAGCTTCTAAAGCAGCTAGACGATGAATGTATAGACCTAGTATGCTCTGATGTTGCTTATCCGGTACAAGCTAGAGGTGGGCGCAGTAGCATGAGTGGATATTGGACGGATTCTCAAACTAGAAAAGGTAAGATATTCAAGAGTAATGACATAGATATTTCGGAGTATATCAACGAACTATATCGAGTACTAAAGGATAAGACTCATTGCTATCTTATGTGTAACGACTATAATCTGATGCATTTTCTAGATGAGATAGGACGGAGTGAGTTTCACTTCACAAAGTGTTTAATATGGGATAAATGCACTAAGGTGTGTGGAACGTATTATATGAACCAAAAGGAGTATATCATTATGCTTCGTAAGGGAGGTGGGAAGCCAATTAATGAGCTTGGCACATCTGACATTCTGAGTGTACCTATTCCAACCAACAAACGCAGGGATAAAGAAGGATTGATTAATCAGACCGAAAAACCAGTTAAGTTGATGGAGATACTAATCAGGAACTCAACAAATGTAGGTGATATTGTTCTAGACCCATTTATGGGAAGCGGCACAACAGCAAGGGCTTGCGTTAATCTTGAAAGAAAATATATAGGCTTCGAAATAGAGCAGCGGCAAGTAGATTTTGCCAATAATGAATTAAAGAACATGAGTAGGCAATTAAGTCTGTTTTAAAACAATGTATATGGGTATGGTTATTCAATGTAACCCTGTTGTAAGAAATGGGAATAAAGAGATAATGGATGCTCTGATAAAAGCCATTAATGATGAAGCCTCGAAGCGTGGGTTGGTACGTGATGAATTGGTTGAATATTGCAATCAATTGTTAAGGGAAGGCGAAATCAAGGCTTGTATTGAGAATTTGTTTTATAATTTCAAACGTTATTTTTGGAGGTATTATTGATATGAGAAGAAGAAAGTTGAACAAGTCTCCAGTGCTAGGTCTCTGCGGATTTGTTGTCGGTTACGAGTGCAGGGAAAAGGGAATAAAGCTGATGGAGTGCGATAAGGCGCAAGCTGATGCAATTATAGTTCCTCATCACTTTTCACACAAGGTAACGAAGAATAGCTGCTTGAATCTTTTGGTATTGTACAAAGGCAAGATTAGGGGTGCTATGCAAATTGGGTATGGAATTCGACCGCATATCAAGACTGAAAAGGGCGAAGTGTTGGATTACCATCAAGTGAGGGAATTTGACAGAATGTGGTTGTCTGATGATATGCCAAAGTTTAGCGAGACGATTTGCCTATCTCTCTTGCATAAGTATATTAGGGCAACACATAAAGAAATCAAGTACCTTATATCTTATGCCGATACGTCCATAGGTAACAAGGGAACTATATATAAAGCTGCAAACTATGAGCATATTGATACCATTAAGGCAGATTTCTATGTGTTACCAAGTGGTGAGCGTGTGCATCCGGTTACTATGTGGCATCGGCACAAGACTAGAATGTGGGAGGTTCTAACGGAACTATACCCAGGAATAAAAAAGGCAGAAGGGTTTCAACTTAAATTTCTGAAGAAGTTATGAAGAAAAGAAATAAATATATTCCTTGTCATTTGCATCCAGATTCTGAGCATTGGGTTAGAAAATGTCAATCTTGGAAGGCGAAGGTCGCATACGAGACAGAGGATGATGCTTGGGAGTTTCTGAATCAGAATTCGAAGTTAAAGGCTTCCGGCTGGCATCCTTACTTATGCAAGGTCTGCTCTAAGTGGCATATTGATAGGTAACATTAACGATTATGAAAAAAGAAGATAGACTTAAAATATATCGCAAATACGATGGGCATTGTGCTTATTGTGGCAAGAGTATAGAGTATAAGGATATGCAGGTTGACCATCTTGTTCCGAAGAATCGAGGTTGTTACTCTCGGTGGAGCGACAAGGAGGGAAAGTTTGTAGTATCCCATGGCGATGATTGCATGGAGAACTATATGCCATCTTGCAGGTCTTGTAATCTTCGTAAGCGTGATATGAGTTTGGAACAATTTCGCTCAGAGATTACAAGACAGGCTAAAGGATTGCTTAATGGTAAGGCTTCTTTCCAAGTAAAGATGTCGCTTGCTTATGGTTTAATCGAAGAGCACTTTGATAGACAAATTGAGTTCTACTTTGAGAAATTTAAATAGTTGAGATATGGAAATTAGAGTTAACGTTTTAGGAAAGGTCGCATACAAAGAACACGAAAGTAGGGAGGATGCAGAAAAAGCCGAACTATATCCATTTGGAGATGGTGTCTATGCGGTAATGGATGGAGAAAATTTCGTTGCGTTAAGATTTGTGTCTGGCAAAAAACACAGCGATGAAAAAGGTGATTATTACTCATACGTAGATAATTACTGGGGGCATGCGAAAATCTCAAGCTCTGTAACTATTATAGAGCACGAAGAAAGGCTGAAAGATTATATCGACAAGCGTTTCGATCGTCTTGAAGCTATTGTTAAAAAAGCCAACGATGGTATCAGTAGTGTAAGTGAAGAACTTGATGGCTTTATAAGTAATTCTCAGGATGATTTTTGCTCTATTGAGAAATCTCTTGAAAGAATAGAGAAAGATGGTGTTGGTAGTGGAAAAGGTATCAGCGAAAAGACATTATTGTCTGCTATCGAGATTGTATCAAAACAGAAATAGTTGAGAATATGAAGAAGAAAGGATATTACGAATACGACCCTGTTATCTATCCAAGGATGTTGTGTGTCGCTATTGGTATGAACCAAGAGGACGCTAACAAGTGTTTTGAAGGTAGAAATGGCGGGGTTTTGAGGGTTGATTTTTCTAATTCTGACGCAATAACCTACGATACAGTTAGAGAAAAGGAGAATAAGAGGCTTTGTTCATTTATTAATTTTGCAAGCAAGGATTCTATGAAGATGGGGGTTTGTTGCCATGAAGCTTCTCATGCCTGCGATAACATCGAGAATGATATTGGTATGGAACACGGCGGCGAGCCTTCTGCCTACTTGATTGGTTGGATTGCGTCTTGCATCAACAAGGCTCGTTTGGGCATTGGAGATTTCGTTGAACTAAAAGATAAGGAGGAAAAATAGCCCAAAGGCAAAATACCCTTTGGTGTTTATCCCATCACTATATATAATAATGTAGTGGTGGGGATTTTTTGTTAACGTCAGTAAATTATTTGTTTATATTATTATAGAGTGTTAAATGGTAAAAGAAATACATTAAATAATTTGCATATTTCAAATATTCTTTGTATCTTTGCAATGTAATTAAGAAACAAGGTTACTAATTTTAAAAGGTGAGACACACCATAAAAACTGTAAGAAGAAAATGAAAAAGTTTTTTGAAAACTTATCTGAAAAGATTGAAGATGCGGCTTTTGAGGCGCAGCTTGATGATTTTACTTGCGAGTTTGATGCTATTAACAAACCAGCCGAAATCGTGGTGTCTGTTAAGAGTAGAAAGGTTATTCATTCAAATGGAAACGTTTCTTCTTATCCATATTACAATGTAGATAAGATTAATATCTATGATGAAGACGGAGAAGACGTTTCTTCAAAATATCCTTTGTTCTGCCAAAGAGTTAAGGATTGCGTACCTTCTTATAAAGATGTAGAGAATGACTTGATGGAGGCAAATATGAGCGACACAGAGCTTTATTTTGGCTCTGAAGCTAATTATTTGCGTTATAAGTATGGAAACTAATTTTTGACTATGGAGTACGAAAATAAGTTTGTAGGTCTTTCGTCTGTAATGAGTAACGACCTTAAATTATTAAGGTACGAACTAGAGTATGGATGGAAATTGGCTCTTATGCCAAATGATGTGTGGTACAACTAATTACATTTAAAATTTCAAATTATGACAGAAAAGATTGATATAGCGGAAATCCTAAAGGATAAGCCGCAAGGAACTAAGTTGTACTCTTCTGCTTGTGGTAAATGTGAGTTGAAAGAAGCAGACGATAAAAGTTTTAAAGTATCTTTCTATAGTTCGAAGTTTGGCTTTATGAATGGTGGAGAAGGGTATCTTGATAAAAATGGCAAATTGTATGATGATGGAGAATGTGTCGTTTTTCCATCAAAGGAAATGCGTGATTGGCGCAAATTCGCTTGGAAGAAAGGAGATGTATTGGTTAATAAAGATGGGGATGTACATATTATATTTGAAAGATTTGCCGATGATACATATTGCTCTTTCGTAGGGAAATATTATCTTTGGAAAGAGAATAATGATACAGAACATTTCTATGAAAATGAACGATTGCTAACTTCTGATTTCCAAAAAGCAGGTAAAGATGCTGCTCAGACCTACATCAGCACCATCGAAGAGCGTTTGGGCGGAAAGCAGAATCGTGAAACCTTGGAGATTGAGAAGACTCAGCCAGAGTTCAAGGATGGAGATATAGTATCCCTTGTGATACGAAAATGTATACATATTGCTATATTCGAATCGAGACAAGAGACGTATATAGGATTTCATGCTGTTCTTTGCAATAATGAACAGCTTCTATTAGAAGAACCATTCAGAGAAGATGATGGAGATATTGAACTTCGCCTAGCCACTGACTCTGAGAAGCAGCAGCTCTTTGATGCTCTAGCAGAGGAAGGCAAGGCTTGGGATAGTGATAAGAAACAGATTGTTGATTTGCCAAAGAAGTGTGAGTTCAAGGTATTTGAAAAGGTATTGGTTAGAGAATCAAAAACAGACGAATGGACTCCTAACTTTTTCTTCAAAATACATAGAGATGACGAAAGGTATGTTATGGTATGTGGTGATATGTACAATTATTGCATTCCTTACAACGAAGAGACAGCACATCTACTAGGAACGACTGATGAATGGAAAGGAGGTGAGGGATGAAAGGATTATGTAGTTACTGCTCCAGATATTTTTTTTGTAGCAAAAGACCCAATCAAAATGAGGAGGATGTAATACTTTGTTCAAGCTTTACCCAGAATAATGATAACGAAGAAAACATTTGGGAGCAGAGAAGATATGAGATAGCAAAAGATGTTGCAGCAGGTCTTGTACAACGTCCTAACTCTACGTATGACAGTGTTGTTAATTCTGCCATCAAAATCGCAAATAAATTAATAGAACGTTTAAAGGAGAAATAAGTTATGATAGACGATAAGAAAATAGAAGAAGCCAAGGAAGAAATCTATGAGGATAGATTTTTGTTAAATGGCGAAGAGGTAGTCTTCAATGAAGACGAAAAGGAAGAGATGTTCTATGAAGGGGACATTAAGGAAGCTATCGGGCTTGGTGCTAAGTGGGCTATCAATGAGTTTATTAAAGACTTGTGGCATGCTATTGATGAAAATCCCAAAAAGTACCATAAATGTTTGGTAGAAGTTGTGTATCATAGACCACTCAACATGACGGGTGAGATAGACTATGTTACTTCGCACCTAACCAACTTTGGTTGGGATGAATCTAGTTTTAAGCGCAGCGACTGTACTATCAAGAGGTGGATATATATTGACGATTTACTGAAAGGATGCAACCATGATTAAGTCAGTTACTATGTACTCTGTCGTTTGTGACAGATGCGGAAAGCCATTCATTGATGAGTTTAATGGCATCGTAGCTTGGTTGGACGAAGGAACTGCCAAAGAGCAAGCAATGGAAAGCGAATGGGCAGAGATTGGCGATAAGCACTACTGCCCAGACTGCTATGAGTTTGACGAAAAGTTGGATGAGTATGTTCCTAAAAAGAAAGAAGATTTGAAATGAAAAAGAATAAACACTCATTAAAGATAAGTCGTAGCTGCTTTGGTGATACTACCCTTGATGGATATCCAATAGCAACATATCCTAATGATGAATTGAAAATTCTAAAGAAACTGTTAACACGGGTTTTGGATGAAGTGAATGAATATATAAAAGATTAGGCGTATGAAAGAGCTTAAAGTTGGAGAAAGAGTAACCATTACTCTTGAAGCTGTTGAACAAGATGGCACCTGCGATGGGTGTTTCTTTGAAAGAGGCGGGTGTATTGTAGGAGAGCAACTTTCATGTTGCCATACAGAACGCTCAGACCACAAGGATGTAATCTTTAAAGAAGTTAAGGAGGAAAGCGTATGGAATTAAAGATAAAAACGCATCATGCATTACCTTGCCGTACAGAGGTATTCACTATCAATGGAAAAAGTGCTGAACAAAATGATTTTGGTGATACCTATGACCATCATTATGAAGACGCAGAGCCTTATGCTTGTGCCGATATGCAATTTGACCCAAAGCCTCCAACAGAGGAAGTACTAAACCGCTATAATATAACGGAAGAAGAATATTATAACATCTGCAACGAATTGGAATGCAAACTATGCGTAGGTAGTTGCGGATGGTGTGTTTAACTATTTATTAAAAAGTAAAGCGTATGAATGGATTAACTAAAGAGGTAACGGCTACGTGTGGAAAAACTATCCTTGTCGTAGGCTTATCTAATAAAGACGAAGTGATGTACGTCAAGTCAACGATAAGAGTGAAGCCGAAGAACAGAAAGCAAAAGAAGGAGTTCAAAAGCCAGTCTTATAGAATGAGAAAGGTTGCAAAAGGTGAGTATGAAGTAACAACATACTGCCCATTTAACGTCAAGTTATTCTCAAAGATAATGAGCCTTCTTGAAAAGAATGAGAATGGCGAGTTTTGGTTTAACATTGATAAAAAGTAAAGCGTATGGAACAGAAAGAATTTAGAAAACCACCTCGTTATATGGTGGGCGATATAGTTTATAGTCACGGATTTACTTGTATTGTCTGTAGTGTCTATCCGTTCAGTATAGATTATTCTTATGACCTTAAAGCTATTTGCGGTAAGAGTTTGGGCAAAATTTGTCAAAATGATATTATGCACGTTCATATTTGGGAAGAGTTTCTTGAAAAGAATGGATGGGCATGTTATCATTCTGAAGGAGAATGTTTTGGGCATAGGTGGTATAAACACCAAGAATACCCTTTCACTTTGCGATGTAATAATTTCTTGAAAATTTACGGAGTATCTTTCAATGACGGAAAAGACGATACTGTTATGATAAAATGTGTAGATGAACTCCAACATATTCTTTATGGCTTGCAATTAGATAGCAATTTAAAAATATAAACGTATGGATAAGTTAGAATATATTCCAGGAGATTTGGTGATGGTAAAGGAGTCAGCACTTCGATTTGCTAAAGATAAAATATTTAAAGTAATATCTTCATTGAGTGGTGGCTTTGTTAAGGTAGTCATGTTAAATGATAGTAGTACAACATACTCTATTAGTAATAATGCTGTTCGTCCGATTCCTCTCACTCCAGAGATTCTAGAGAAGAATGGATGGGTGAAAGAAGTGATGAGCAGAGGAGTAAAGAATAGTCATTGGGTATATACAAAACCCGATATTGAAGAATATGGATATTTTCCTATTTACATAGAAAAAGGTATCGGAAAAGAGTTTGATGTATATCCGTTTACTGATAATAATGAATGTAAACCAATTGCATACATTAAGTATGTTCATCAACTCCAGCACCTTCTATTTGGGCTAGGACTTAATTCAGAGATGGAGTTATGAATATAATTACGTTTGGTAAATATAAGGGTATGCCAGTTACAAGGGTTCTTAGAATTGACCCAAGTTACTTTGGATGGTGCAAGAACAATGTAAATTGGTTCAAATTCTCAAAAAGAGACTATGAAATATATTTGGAATGGTTATCTTTACAGAAAAATCATTTGCAATTTACAGGATATTCTGACGACATGGCTAATATTAGATTTCTTTTCAGAAAAGTGGAAGAAGGTAAGTTTGATGCTTATTCTGATAAAGAATATCTTACTAAAGAGACATGTATAGAATACTTAAAAAGTACAAAAGAACATTATTTTAGCAAACGTGTTTAACCGCCTTCGGGCATAAATAGATAGTAATATGAAACATAAGTTTACGGTTGTCATTGAATCTAATGATGATTCAGAGGACAGAGAAGTAGTTAAGGATTGTCTGCAAGACTGGCTTGAAATGAATTGTGGACAAGAAAAGGACTTGGGTGGCTATCCAGATTGGAAGTCAGCAGAAGTTGAGTAACTAACTAACGCCTTCGGGCAATAAATATAAGTAATATGGGAAATAGAATGTTTTTAATAAAAACTGAATATGATGAGAAAGCTCTTAGTGAAGCTATTGAGAGTGAGGTTAGAGAATTAGGAGAATCTCCTCTTTATGGTTGTGATGTTTCTGTAAAGGAGGTCGAAGAGTAACTAACCATCCCTTTGGGATATAAAGATAAGTGATATGAAGAAGATTAGTACAGAACGTTTGGCAGAGCTTCTTAAAGCTGAATACAAGTTAGGCTTGTTGGAAGCAGGTGGAGTTGACAACTGGGATGGCTATGATGTTAGCCTTAGTTGCGAGTATGACGATGAAACAGAATCTTACTTTGATTTCAAAAAGAAGTCAGGCGAGGAAATTACCTCTGAGTTTGAAGATGTTGAGTAACTAACCACCCTCTCCTTGGCAACAGGGAGAGGGTAAAAAGAAGAGAGAATATGGCAGAGATTATTTATTTTGGAACGAATGGGTGTTCCGGTCATTATCCTATCGGCATCGACAAAGTGCTGACCTCGGCAGAATATGGAATGTGGTGCGAATGCGATAATGAAACTTGGATAAATAATATCCGAAAGAATCCTGGTCGCCACGTTATCAAACATCACGGAGAGGTTTATACAAATTATGGTGTTCCGTTCTCTGTAGATGAAGACAGAGTTGGTGATCATACCGAACTGTTTTGGAAAGGCATTCATTCGGAAGAAGAAATTGTCAACTTGATAAAGAATAATCAGTTTTTAGCAAGGCAATTCAAAATGGATGAGGCAATTAAAGATGTGGCAACAGTTTGTGGTGTCAGGTACGAAGATATTAAATCTGCGATAAACATGACACAAGCATTCGCAGGTGGTAAAAAAGAAGAAAAATAGTTATGGATAATAAAGTTAAAGAAGCATTGGGTAGCGCAAGCTACCTTACATATCACTGGAGACAGTACTCCTTTGAGCAGCTTGAAAAAGAAATGGTTAGAGTGTGTGGATTGTGCGACAAAGCATTGGGTATTTCACAAGATGATAGCGTTACAGACTTCGAGCGAGGTCAGTGGTCAGTTATTCAAAATGTGATTGGCTACGCCAAAGATTATAGTCTAGCAGCACAACTTTGCCGTGAAGCTGGTATCGGTTACAAGAAGATAAAGGCTCTTCAGAAGGATTGTAGTTATAGCTACAAGGAAGAAGTTAATGACTTCCTAAAAGACAGTCGTAATGATGGAACTGATTATTTGAAATTGGGGGAATAGTTATGGCGTGGGTAGCAGTTGATTCAGACGGCACTGAAATGGTTTATGAAGGTGGTATGCCCCGTAGATATAGAGGTAAGTTTTTTCCCTCACCCTATGCGGGCTGGGAAGGAGCTACAGTTAGGTTGCCACATGGCACAATCAAGAAGCTCATCGGAAGAAAGCTTTCGTGGAGAAATAATCCAGTTGAACTTAAATAAAGATTGAATATGAACGAGTTATTAAATGGAATAGTTGTAACGACAAATGTAAAGTCACATGATTCTGACTATAAAGAACTATTTCCTCTAGAAATATACCATCATCCACCTACAAGGAAGGAGAGACGTAAACGTGAAAGAGAACTTAAAAAGAAGTTCCCTCTCGATTTGACGAAGTTTATAAAATCACATAGAACTTAAAGAAGAATAGTTATGAAAGAATATGTAATAACAGATGAGCTACGAGACAAAATCATCAAGTGGTTTAATAATATTGCCGAAGAAGCTGATGTTTTAACTACTGGTAACGTCTCACATAAAAAGGCAATGATTAAAGGAATGGCAGCACGTTCTGCTGAGTTTGTCGAGAGATATAGTGTTGGCATTGCTGATGGTGCAAGTGATTTAAAATAAATAGTTATGAAAATAGAAAATATCAAGTTCAAGGCAAAACGCCTGGATAATTCAGAGTGGGTGAAAGGCTACTTCTATAAGGAATGTGGCAATACCTACATCATTGAGGATAGACAGGGCGAGTCAATGCTTAACCGCAATGAAGCTGTCTTGGTTGACCCTTTAACGGTCTGCCAGTTTACAGGACTGAAAGATTGTAAGGGCAATGAATTGTACGAACATGATGTTATCAAGAATTATCCTTTTATTCCATCAGAAATTGTATGGTCGGAAGAGTTAAGTGGGTATTACCTCACACATGCTAATGGAAAGATTTATGAAAAACCGTTAGGTCATTATCTTTCATTAGGTAAATTCATAGTTGTTGGAAACAAATTCGATGAGAAGTAGCGTATGATAGAAAAGATATTAGAAATAGTAGTTCAAAGACTGAACGCTTTAGCAGCTAAGGTGTTTAAGAAAGAGTCTTATCCTTATCCTCCTCTTTCAAGAAGA